TCCCGGCCCAAACTGATCAGAGTCCGGCAACTGTTTTTGTAAAAGCCTGGCAACAGTTACTCCCACAGCAGACTTACCTACACCGGTACCAGCTTCCACAATAACAATTTTCTTTCCTTTTTGAAATTCGGAAAGAGCAAAGTCAATAGCTTCAACTTGACAATCCCGGGGTGTAGGATAGGGGAAATTTCCGTCGTATACGTCGATATCACTCATATGTAATTATACCAAATGAAAGAGGGATTTTTAAGTCATCTCATAAGGTTCTTCATCGCCAAGTTCTGCTTGAAAGATTCTTTTTCGAAGAGAGGAGGAAGAATACCCATGATCGCGTGTATTAAAATAAGGTTCTATAGGCAGTTCCCACCCGGTATATTTCTTACCTTCCCAGTCCGCGCCTAAAATTCGAACATCAGGATCTAGTTTAATAAGCAGATTAACTAGATCATCTTCTGTATCGTACAGTACGACATCATCAACATATTTTATTGCTTTAACCATAAGAATTCTTTCTTCGTAACTTTGAACCGGCGTATTTTTATTCGATCGATCGACGCTAGGATCAGATTGTACTCCCACAATTAAGTGATGACATACACTCTTAGCCTCTTCTAACATTAGAATATGTCCGGCATGCATTACATCAAAAGCACCACAGGTAAAACCAACTTTCATTTTCCACGTGGCACAATCTCTTCGTTTATCGATCGCAGCGCTATTATCAATATTAACATTCGGCCCGATCAATACATGGTTACCAATTTTTACTGTCATATTTTCCCCTTTTTATTATTGAGCTGGGGCGGGTGGAGTCGAACCACCAACCTCCGGAGTAACAGTCCGGCGCTCTGCCAATTGAACTACACCCCAACTCAATTATTATGTGGAGCCATCGATAGGGTTCGAACCTACGACCGGCTGATTACAAATCAGCTGCTCTACCAACTGAGCTACGATGGCGCTATACATCCTGACGACCATTGAGTTCGTACAACCTCTTTAGCCCTGTGCTTGTTAGTCTGGCCCAATGCCAGTTTCGCTCATCAATATATGCACACACTTTTCCCTGAATCCGCAGCGCTTGTAGATCCTCACGCTCTGATTTCGAAAAATTACCAATGTTTCGTTGGCCGCTATATCCAGCAGCGATAGACCTTAATAAAAGTTTTTCACTTCTAATATTCATGTTAACTCCATGTCTATAATGAATTATATGATAGTCCAGATCTTTGTACATATCTAAGGTGAGTGATTTTTATGATAAACGTTGGCGAGCTGATACTTAGTAATAGGTGGCGTGGATGTCAAATGAAGAAAATCAAAAACTTAATTTACCCTTAGCAAACGCTTCGAATAAAAGCAAGATTATTAAAAGAGCACTGGCGGTGATTTTTATTTTCGCCGTATCGATCGTTTCAACAATAACTGTTAAAAGCAATCTAGACAACATTATAATTCCAGCGTATTCAGATGCCCAGCGCCCTGTACATTCGATGGTTTTTGTCCGCAGAACAAATAACATTAGGTTTGTCTCATGTATTCCAAACATAGAATCACCAGCCGGTGATACTGGTATAGAAGAAGCCAGGCCCTGTGATATGTTTGATGAAATTATGTTTCGAAATCAAATCACCGCTGCTATGGATATCCAATTTGGATTTTCAATTACCGGCAGTGCCGCGCTAGTTGGCCATGATATTCCACGGGACATGTCCTATATTTTAACAGCATATCATGTATGTAGAGACTTTAATCAGAGATATCTAGCAATTAGAGTACCGATGCCAACACAGCACACCTTAATATTTCGGTATGAACCGTCTATCATTCTTACTGATTTTTATGGTAATGAATTTCATGCAGAAGAAATAAGGGGTGATGTTGATAATGATTTATGCTTATTAGGATCAGGTGAACTGATGAGTAGAATTGAGCCTATCCGCGTTGCAGCTACGCCCCCGTCCCCGGGGGACAGAATATTTAATATTGCTTCTCCTCATGGATTAAGCCAACCTGGTGCAGTACTTTCGTATAGCGGTTATCATGCTGGAACTATTGCAGCGACTAGCACCATCAGGGATCCCCATTATCTAAATGCGATACCAACCGCCCCGGGATCCTCCGGATCACCCATATTAAACGAGGCTGGTGAAATTATATCCGTCACGTCTTATGGCTATATTCAACGGCCGCGTGGTCCTGTACCACCTCATGACATGTGGCCCAATGCCTCGGCCGGGCCGGCGCTAGAGTCAATTCAACGACTAGTAATGCCAAGAATAATACAGTAAACTATTTATTCTTTCGCTTGATTGCACGGACCTTTGCATTTTGCATCTTGGCCGTAGGCTCGTCAATAATCTTATCAAATAGTGCTAGTCGGAATTGTCCGCAAATTTCACATGCAAAAGTAAAACACTTAAGACCGGAAGCATCTTCAAGGTGAATATTGGTTATTCTACCGTAACTAAACTTCTCATCCGGATGGCGATTACAGTAAACATAGTCACCAACTTTCCATTGCTTGTATTCTTGTGGCCCGATCGGTTCTTTTTTAGGGCTCTTCTTTTTTCTGGCCATGCTGGAATTGTACCAACAAAAAGAAGAATTTATAATTCGCCACTATTGATGTAAGCTCGGTGGATATCGTCAGCTTTTTTTCTAGAGTATGTCTGGGCATCTTCTTCAGTCTTAAAGATTCGAACTGGCTCACTTAAAGAATCATCAAACCCACATACTATTTCAACACTCCAGCTACCATCATGGGTCATATATTGTTGAATGTCAACTTCCGGATAATCCTCATATGAGAATGGATCATTATACGCAGTATAATAGTTTTTGTGCCACGTATTAATGACCTCTCGGATTAGTTTTCTTAATGTTAGTTCAACTGGCTTCATTTTCATACTGCATTTTGATTCTATTATATTCAACTTTCAGAGATAATAAAGCCTGTTTAAGCCTAAGGACCCTACGGTGATCAGACGATTCGGCTATTATAGACACCATGGCCAATATGGAAGACTCTGCCTGGTTCATACACAATTCCAAGCGTTTCTTTATGCGAAGCTTTTCTGCTTTTGAAAGCTTTCCAGACACAATAAACCTCAGGCATGTACGTGTTAATCATAAAAATTACTGTTCGGTTGAGTACTTAGACAGTCTTTCAGAAATTACATCACTAACATTTTGCAGTTGAATCATTCTACTGTCTTCTCCAGGAAATTGTATGTACACAAAACGTGCCGGTGTTGCACTTCCCGACTCTTCCTTTGTCGAGTGTGTATTAACAACAACGTCTTCATACTCCGGAGATGCATCTGGGCCTGTGATAATCATAATCCCCAATACGCATAAAAGAGCACTCATAGCTAAACTTAATCTCATATTAAACCTCATGTCTTATAACTATGTCTGCAAAAAGATAATGTAACTAACCAATAAACGATGTTGGCCTGGCGGAAGATAGGCTTATACTATTAATATCCCGAAGCTCTGGGCAATCACCCAGCCCCCAACAACAAACTTTGAGATCATGATCCATGATAATCCATGCCAACAATTCTCCGTCATCGCCGGCCATACTATTGACAAGATCATTAGCTAGTCCTGACAGATTGTCATAATTGTAGTGATCAGCCGGCCATGGCTCAACAAGGTTTCCGTGTATATCTTTTCGTTGATTCCAGTTTCCAATATGATATATTTTTCCGGATGTATCCATGCTTAATTGAGAATCAGTCCAAAGACATACCATATGCCCGGGAAATTCTGGTATTATGCCCCACTTCAATTTCCGTTTATCAATGCACAGTACTGACATTAATCGCGGGTTAAATTGAGACTCTATAGAATTTGCTAGGTATCGAGCGTAATCATCACAATCCATTGCACCCTTAGTGTCATATGGTTCGTCATTTTCAATTGCAATGATGCGTTTTTCAACAACACCTGGGGGTTGGCAAACATCCCATAATTCCTTCGGGCCGTCAGGTACATATGGAACCTTGGATACTCGAGCTAAAGGCACCTGGATGGTACCATATAGATTAGGAAGACATCTTCGTGTTTCTTTGTCAAGGAAGATTAAACTATAGATCTTCGACCATAGCCGGTAGATGCGGAAGGTGAAGATAAATGCCAGGCCGGCTCTCGCCAGAAAGATATATGCTTTTGTAAGCTTGCTTTTCATCATGGTATAAATAGGATCGTAACCATGATTCAACACAAAAAAAGGCCCCGGATTAATCCGGGGCCTTGCAACATTCGAGCCTGATATTGAGTGACTAGTTAATCAGTTACTCTACGTCGATTGTTAGCGTCTTCGTTTCGGTAGTGGCTACCGGAATTCGAACGGTGAGAATACCTGCATCATAACGTGCAGAGATATTATCAGTGTTAGACTCCTTAGGAAGACTCCAAGAACGACTAAATGTCGTATACGAATATTCGCGAGAAGAATATGAAGCGTCGGGTGCTACTCCACCGTGGCTTTCACCAGAACAAGAAATCGTTAGATTGTTGCTCTCAACATTGATCCCAAAGTCCTCACGGCTATAGCCCGGGGCTGCCAACTGAATTACGTATCCGTCGGAGTCCTTGGCTACATTAGCTCGAGGAATGGAGTAAAAAGAATCTTCCGTACGCTGAACTGCACGTAGGGGCGTATTAAAGAAAGAGTCTAGAAGGGTATCGAGATCTCCACGAAGGGGATCCGAAAGGCTAAATCGTGAAATTGGAAATAAACTATTCATTATTGTGTTCTCCTTATAAAAAGTGTTTGACACCAGACTAATCTGTTGCTGCATATTGAATATAATCACTATTCATTGAATGTACATATGCTGTAGCGCTATTTTCTAGCCCATTCAAACAATCTTCTATTCGATAAATAATTCGCATCGGCCTGGTGTGTGTATGCTTCTTTTTCGAACCATATTTCACGATAAGCCTGGGCACCAGACATACGCTTACATAAATTAACTAGATATGATATTGCGTAGAGCGGAGGGAAAAGTACGATAAGACATTCTTTATATTGAGCCCAATGAATGGCCTCATGATTTTTCGTGGTCTCGCTTAGTTCTCCTCTGCTAAATACCAGTGGGCCTAATGTAATTGCACCAATCTCAATTGGTACAAACGGAATGTTGGATAGCCATATAGGGATCCTACTGTTTTCGAAAAATAATGGAAACATAATTATCCTGCCATCCTCATCAGATCCCATAAAGCTTTCGCGGCCAAGCCTGCGAATGCTGTGACCATAAACCAGCCGAAGCGTTTAACACTATTTAGGCTATTTTCAATAACAGCTACTCTTTCTGGAAGATGTCTTGGGGTTGCGCTTTTGGCGACTTCTACTGCTAATTCTAATTCTTTGGCTTTCGCTTCAAGCTCAGCCACTTTCATTTCTAATTTATTTACGTCGGCGCGCGCTTCAGTTGCTTCATTTTTAACTGCCGCAACATTTCCTTTTAGTTCGACTATATCAACAGTTAACTGTCGAACTTCGGTAGCTATTTTGTCTATTTCTCCGCGGAGGCTTGAAAAAGATTCTTGGTTTTCACGAAACCCTTCATCAATTTTTTCTAGAATACTCCGGCTTAAATTATCGTCACTCATTGAACGTTCTCCTACTTTACGTTTGTTGTAATATATCTAACGAAACGAAAAGAAACTATGGTTCTTATCTTAACTAACGAAACAGAGAACGTACGGTCGACGATCGCCAACTAACAATATTAAATATTGCACGGGATTAGTTCAAACTAAACTTTGTTCTATATTTTAAAGCTTAATCTTCTATGCAACAAACTGTTGCCACACCATCATTGATAGCCTTATAGATTGCCTCGCGGTCCCAATCGCCGGCCGAAGTATTTTCCTTAAGTACTGTTTCTCCCTCCGGTGGGTATCCGGGAAGCTTGATATTTTTACCCACCCAGTCGGCATTCAAGGCTACAATTAATGTTAACTCTGTCCCATCCTGGCCGCGGCCGAGGTCGGGTGCCACCCTAAATCCTATTAAGGCGCATGTATCCTTCCGGAATATATAGCATATATCTCGGTGGCTACTAGTAGCAGGCCCACGGGTAATATGGGCCTTGGCAACGTCGCCTTCTGGGTCAAAATATGCATATATGAATTCCCCAAGGCCGATCATGTTGTTAGCTAGCGCGCTGGTGACGGCATAATAATCATTAACCGTTACACAACAATCCGTTGGTGCAGATGTTTCTTGTTGTTGTACAGTACAATCATTTACCACTAACTGGACTGATCCTTGGCGTTGTTGAGTTGTACCACATATTTGAGCTGTGACAGTATATACCACGGTGTATGTGCCTGGAGGTAAGTTAATCTTTGTGTTCCCTCCGATTACTCTAATTACGGCATCTCGATTACCCTGATCATCAGTTTCAAGGAAGACCTCAAGGTGATCTTTCCAGCTACTATCTATCGATACCTGTACGTTAGTATATGCATCATCTCCAGGCCAATTGGCATTATCATCAGTTACCCGGGATTTCATTGAGCCTAGCTCAGCATAGATGAAATCAGTAGATGGGTTACTTCCCTTGTCTTCTTCGGCGCTATATCCAGTTGCTGAACATACCACAATTTGAGGCTCTGACTCGACCTCGGCGCCAATGTTAAGTCGTGTTGTTAGAGTACCACTCTTTTCCCAATTTTCCCAATCGCAATCAGCAGTCCGTGCATTAACTATAATAACCTTATTGCAATTTTCTGGGTCTAGGCTGGAGTCTAATGTGGTACCTTCTGCATCACGGAATTCCAGGACAGCATCATTAATGCATAATGAAGATCTATCACTTGGCGGGACACTCAATTTCAGAAGTGTTCCTGATCCTGCAGTAATTGAACCGGTTGTTTTCGTGCCAATGACCGTATTACTATCACTGTTGTATGACATTGTGAAGTTGGCTGATCCTGCATCGCCGCTTCCAGCAACAACCTCCACATCGGTGGCTCCGGTAACCTCAAATTCGAATTCAGCAATATCAGAATCGGTGTTGTAATCAACATCAACCTCTTCACGTGGTGCTGTTGTATTGTCATATAGTTTGACTTCAATACTATTATATTGCGCCTCTTCCGTAGCACCTGGGCAGCTACTTCTTTTTCTGATTGTTAACAAACCTTGGACGTGTATTTCAGAGCCCTGACCTGTACCACCCAATAATTGCATGGCTTCATATGGAGACATATCACCCCCAGGCCATTCAGGCTGGCCGTCTCCAGTCTCATCAGGAATTTCAGCTATAGCATACTTTGCATCTGTGGAAATATAGAGAGTATCAGTGGCCCTTCCATTTTCCAATGCCTCGTCCGGATCCACATAATAGGGCCCATAGGAATCCGTCCCTTCCCCTCCGGGCGCATTTAGCGCACCTGGACGACCAGGGTGATCCGATGGGTAATATTCAGTACCGGGAGAATTGTTCATTCCTGGCCCGGTATACTTTACGATCTTAGACAAGATACTAGCTTGTAGGCGAGAAAGTTCTGCATTATCAACGAATCCATCTCCTGCAGAATTTAGTTTTTTGCTAAAGTCAATTCCGGTTGGGGGTTGCCCTTCTGGAGGTGCTTCATCAATAATTCCTGAGAAGGCTTCAATGCCATACCAGTCAACATTCTGAGTGCCGGCATTATAGTCATCATCACTTCTAGTCTTGCGTAAGAGGAAGCCATCACCACGATCGGTACTCCCATCTTGGCTTCCACCGTCCCCAATATCAGCAACTAGTTCAACTATCTTAAAGGGTGCACCAAGATATGAGGGATTGAACCCCTGGACCACATATGATCCGCCATGATTATATGACCACTCATCAACACATGTAGCTTCGACTGTATCACAACCAGTAACTGCTACACCAGGTATTACAGTTTCACCATTTTGTAATGCTACATTACTAATACATACACTGTCGGCATCCTGAACTTCCAATATTAATAATGTGCCGGATCCGGCTGCTAATATTGGGCCGGGCCCTGATGGCGGATTGCCCATAACAGAAGTGCCGTTGGTACCCATACTAAGGCCTGCGCTAGCGGCATCACCGCCCCCAACGCTTACTACTGTTCCTCCGCTAACATCAAAACCGAATGACTCTATATCATAATCAGAGTCGTAGTAAATATTGATACTAGTTATCTGAGGTGTGCAGTCATATGCATCGATGTAGATATTCTCAATAGCCCCTACTTCGCTATCACACAGTGTTGCAGATACCTGGTACGGTACTGTATATCGGTTTGCCCCGTCCAGCGCACCAAGAATATCCATAGAGCTCGATGATAGAACAAATTTACCGGTGTCGGAATCATTATCTACTGGAGTTATCCAAGCAGCTTCGACAGCGTTCTTAATTCGTGTTCGGTATACCGCTGCCGGAGTAGTAATATTACCATCCGGATCTGCCATCTCAATGTTAGTAATGTCAACTACCACCGTCCAGCTAACACCGGAGAATAGAGGATCAGATATAGCCAACGTCTCAGCAGCTGTAGCAGAGGCTATATTAACCTGGCCTGATACTGTATCCAGGGTGACGTCATCCGGAGGTGCCGTCTCGGATCCTGGTGTGCATACTGTTAATAATTTGTCACCCATATCAAGTGTGAAATCTTCCCAGTCTGCTAGATCACAACTGCAATCATGGACAGTTGTTGTGATAGTAGCACTATCACTGGTGGTGACGACTAATTCAGAGCCAGTATCACTACACAGCGTAATGTTTACCACATATGTGTTGGAGTACACCCCTGCAGGGATATCATGGGTGGTTAATTCAATTTTGTCACCTACTAAGACAAACTTATCGGCATCGAGAGATGGCTGGCCGTCGACAGCGGAAACAGTAATTGAATGATCACTCCCAGCAGCGGAGTTCAATATAAACCCGCCACCTGTAGAAGGGCTAATTCCAATTCCAACGATCGGCCCAGTGGTTGTTTCTGCTATCGGATTATCAACGGCTCCACCGGTTGAACATATTTCCAACTCTACTTTCCCATAATTTAAGTTATTTGGGCTATAAAATGTCGTACTGTCCCAGGCACCCCAGCCGCATGAAGTATTAACAACATTGATTGTTTGATCTTGGATATTGGATCCATCACCTTCTATTGCATGGCTAAAAGAAACTGTATATGATGTTCCATGGGCGGAATTAGCTGGAATCGATAATTGCGGCCCGGTGCCGGAATATGGCCCATTACCATCAACATAATATTCCCACGTTTCTCCGGTGCCAGCTGGGTTGCCTTCCCCATCATAGTCTGCCATGACCCCGAATATTAGTGTAATCCATCCGCCGGCGTTGGTATCCGTATTGACGTCCCAGACGTTTGGTGCCGAAGTGGTGAGGCTACCACCTGATGTTAAACCGCTACCCCCTGTTACTCCATTATTATCTGCACTTAAAGTAAATGCAGCACCGGTAACTTCTCGTTTAGCGTATACCGTCCTTTGAAAGGTTTGAGTATCAGTTACAAAATTGCCATGTGCATCTTTAGCAAATCCGCTAATAGAAAAATCCATTGTGAAAATCGGAACCCCAACCGGGTTTCCCTGACCATCTACCGCCCTATAAGCCTTACCACCATCGTAGTTCGCCACAACATCTGTTAACTGTGAAGCATTATTAAGATCCAATGTAGGTTCGGAAAGACTGGTGCCGGTACAAGACCAATCGTATACTCTTCCGGATCCACCGCCATTATCATCTGACTCAGTCCATGTTACCCGAATTCGACTATCCATCTCAGTCGTTGTTTTCATGGAAGAGTAATTTTCTAATGAAGGGGATATACTGAAGGCTGGTATACTTGGAAATTCAATCAGGTCATTAACAGTTACATTATCTGAAGCTACCAACGCATTTCCCGAAGTACCTAATGAAAGTGATATCCCTCCATTAATTTCTTCGACAGTAGCAGACTCAATTACTGATAGCAGATTGATTGTGTAGCTAGAGCTAGATCCATCGTTTAATAAGAATTGAGCCTCAACAGACCCATCTGGATCCCACTCAGTGAAGGTAATATCACCGTGTTCGTTGATGCCGGCGTGTGTCTGGTCACCATCGTCTGTACCTATAAGGCTCCATGTACCAGCTGGGTCGGTATCAATAATTGTATTTGCCGGGCTACTATTTAGGCCCCAGTAATATGTTACTGTAGCTGCTAGACTCCATGATCCAGGAACATCAACATCATCAACACTGATATAATCAACCCCCTCAACTTGGCCGGAGGCGAGTGGATCACTCTCAATATCTGGGGGTAGTGCACTTACTGGAGCTAGTGTAGCTGAACCTACTGATAGGCCAGTCTGAACATGGGCTTCTTCCCAGGTGCTATTATCACTATTGCTAACTAAGACGCATTGTATTCCGTATGGTAAGCTGGCTGGATCCAAAGCTCCAGCCACAGTCATTAAATCCGGATATCCAGGTGTACCAGGTTGTCCTAGATTTTCATTATATAGATTAACGCTATGTACTGCAGTATATGTTTGGTAGTCACCGGAGTCTGGAGTACTTTCCTGGCTCCATGCTAGAAGTGAAGTACGTTCATCACCATCTACTAACCATGATATATCACCTGCAGAGTTCCAGCTGGCATCATTTGTTCGAACAACCTTCCAGGAAACTCGAGTATTTGTTGTGGTGGCTGCGCTGTTATTACCCCTATGATCTTGTGGCACGTGCAATTTAACAGCTATGTCTAAGCCAGGATGGCCATCACTATATGTTGGTGTTGTTGATGTCACCTCAACATAGGCAGGTATACCGCAGTATATTCCTGTCATATCAATTGCATATTCACCTGATGTATAGTCCTCTATAAACTTTCGATAACCATTGACATTTTGGGACATTTCATCAGGAACAGCTTGACCCCCGTACGCGGGATCACATTGGACGTCCTCACCCTCACCCGTACATGCATCCGGATCCGGGGTCGACCAAGAAGTATCACTACTAAGGGTCAAACTAGATCGCTCTTTAGCTGTCCGGACAAACTGGCCCCAACTTAAGTTGTACCCATTAATCGTCAGGCTCCATGTTGCCTGACTGTATGCAATGTCATTAATACTTCTCTCGAAGTCTAGGCGGTCTCGTGTTCCTTCGGCACTATCTTCGAAGTAACGCACCGAATCATCGGCTAGCCGGTTTCCTTCATCCAACGGTGCACCGTCAAAGCTTTGGTTTGCCCTAATATTAGGTAACCGACTCTCTATTTCATTGATTAGGTGTACCGCGGCACTATTGATTTGAAATGATTCAACACGTGAACATAAGACGTTGTCAGCTATAATGAGATTTTGACCAGTATCTAGATCATTATTGACTTCCCACCTAAACTCGGGCGCGCTTTGGGAGTATTCATACCCCACCTGGTCTTCACCGGTATCGATAGGATCCCCATTACAATCGTATCCTTCTGGTGCACCGGATCCGCCACAATTCCCACACTCATCTTCTACAGCTGCACCAAATGCGGTACCGTCACAATCTTCGGGGGCAATAAGCGAAAAACTAAAATCATTTCCAGCTAAGCTACCGGTAGTTGATATCGATTCAAAGTTTACACCACCAGGCCCTTCAAAGACCGGTTGACTTATGACTGGGGTAAGCTCGCCTGGGTACTCTTCATCATATGATATTGTTACCAGGACACCGGATGATGTTGAAATTTCATCACCACTTTCATCAGTATCAACTGCTAGTGCACCCTGGGTCTGACCGTCAGATATAACCATATTGACTTGGTTAAAAACGCTAGCTTCCTGCGGGTGTACATTTGTAAGGGTTACACCACTTACGGCAAACTCGAACCCTGTGATACTTCCACCGGTGAAAGAATAAGATATATCTTTTGTAGTTGTAACCCTAGTTGGGGCCCCGGCAGTGACAGTCATGACAACACTAGCGGAATTAGATGTACAGCCTACGCTATTTCCAACTTCCCAAGAGAATGTGTCCGATCCTATAAATTCAGAGCTAGGTGTGTATGTTATGACACCGGCATTTAATTCTATCGATCCATAAGACGGCTGGCTGACAATTGCATATTGATCAAAGGTATCACCAGAACCGGCGGTACCGATGTAATTACTTAAAGTTATTTGAAAGGTTGAGTCATTAGCACATTCTCCGGTGGCACCATTAATAATAGGGGCTACCACACATGATGCATCATCGCTAGTGGCCGTCACATCATAATTACATGCGTTCGAATTAGTACAACCGTATACGTCGGTATCAGTTATTGTAATGTTAACATCACCAATTTCTGATACACATGTGTCAGCGTCTGTAACTCTCCAACGGAAGGAGTCAGTGTCTCCGGAAACTCCTACATCCACATTGGGGCTATATGTAAAGACTCCGGCAGATCCTTCAGATAAGGTACCCTTGGTTGGATCTGTGGTTATTTCATATGAGAGTGCACCAGAAGAATTGCTTACGTAACTGTTTAAGTCAATTGATACGCTGTTCGGATGCTCGAGTGTCGTCTTGGTTTGCGGGGTCGAAATAGTAGGAGGATAAATACAATCCTCCATTTCACCATCATTACATGCGTCTGTATCATCACATTGTGACTGGCTGTATCCGGTGATTTCAACTATATGAAGCCGGCCACCACCATTTTCATTGCTAGTAATATTATATGTTAGTGCATTACCTTCTGAGTCTGAAAATTCTGATATGCCACCACTATCGAAAGAGTCAGAATTATTAAACCGAATTACATCACACTCAGAATAATCGGTCGGGGCTACTGTGCTTAAATGATAAAGAGCTGATGCCGTAACATCTAAGGATGCACTATCCCCATTGAAAGCATCTCCAGAAGCAATATCTCCTGTAATTTTGTGTTGTGTTACATTAATTGCCCAATTGTCAAAACCGGGCCCGGTTTCACATGGGTTTTCACCGCCGGTGAAGAGTCCGCTCTGGGCTGCGCCATCTTTTTCAACCTTAAGCTTAAATGAAGCTACATCAACCCCTGCAGCCTCAGCGTCAGAATTAACAAGAATTTCTATTCGAATACAGCATGTCTGTTGGCCGCCATTAATGGTGGTAATCGGATTTCCGGATAGGTCTTCCAACACCTCTAGATCAACAAGGCCTGTTAGTCCGGAAAGGCCGTCTAAAAATTCATCAGGCATAGCGTCCTCCGCTTATATTATTTAGATTCATTCGCATTGATCAAACTCCCATGCTTATTACACGTGATCCGCAATCAAATCTAAATATTGCGAGAATCAGATAACGTAAGAATGGGCGGCATAAAATTAAAGTTGCTTGTTCTGTTCTTTAATTAGGCGCTTAAGGACGGATCGGATTCGTCTAGATTCTGCGAATGCATATTTTTCATATGAGGTAATATCTACATCGGATACGGGAAATACTATTTCGTCGCCACGCTCATCAGTGCCTATGAACCCAGGGCCGGCAGGTAAGCCTGAATGGCGCGACACATCCTCTACTTTTTGAGTGATGCGTACCTTGGGATATGCATTATAGTCACCATCAACATCAACCAAGTCACCCACTTGAAGCTCATTCCAATTAAGCATATCAACACCGCCGCGCATATCCTCTTTCAGGATCTTAGCGGCTCGAGAGATTATCCGATCATATGTTGTCTTTTTGATTTTCATACGTTACCCTTGTACCATCTATTCTATATATAGGTCGTACTCGAGTCCAGTTAACAGTATGTGTTTGTCCGGAGGCATAGACAACAACTTTCCCATCCTCATCTGGTGTAGATAAAATAAGTCCCGGGGTTTCCCCCGGGACTGTAGGGTTCCAAAGTGTTAAATCACCGATATCAATTCCGTATGATCCTGACTCTGAGTTGCTTGACATTACTCTGAAATTATGGCACCGGTTTGCTCACTACATAGCGTACTTAAGTGTTGCTGAACTTCGGCGGTGACATCTAAAATCGTTTTCGAAACAGGAATATCAAAAGCATATTCTAAGGTGAACATGCATGAGACTGAAACGCAGACAAAAACTATACACTGTAACATAAACTTAAACAATATTATCTCCGCTTTCGGAGAGTGCTCGAGCGTTTTGTACCCGGGCGACGCGTCTTCTTCTTAATAGGGAGGACAGGTTTCCCCGGCCTTCTAATTAAATCACCGGGTCCCACCACAGATTCAATGATACGACGAAGTTGGCGGCTCGAGAGTGTATGACGATTACGTCTTCGATTCTCGAGAGCAATTCCAATAGGTGCAGAAACTGGTTCGCTAACGCCGTCAAGAGTGCTTGGCACTCCCTCCGCGTCAGCACCAGGCTCATCACCAGGAGATGATAGCTCTTGGGTCAACGTAGCAACCCAGGCTAATAACTCTTCAGGACTTGCGCCGCTGGCCTTCAATTCATCCGCCATGGCATAAGGACAAGGAAGATCCACAGGGCACCCCTCATTGAGGTGCCCTGCTTCTTCCCGAATGATTCTTCGAAGAATTGATTTCTTGATTTTCATTCTTTTAACTCCAACTATAAACTCTAACCGGTTAGGCCCACAGTGGGCAAATGTACAAATTAAATTGTTGTACGTAAATTAATCAAATGTTTAATGATTTAGTCTCTAAGTTTCTTGTCGGCTTTAGAGATCCATGCTCTCACAGGATCAATTGTTTTCGACTTTAGAAAGTCGAGACCGGTTTTTACCTTAAGCATAAGCCAGTCACAACCATCATCCACCTTGCGGGGGACAAAAGCTAAAACGCCTCCGACCAATGGAACTCTGTCAAGCATGTCCAGTATCGATTTTCTTTTCATGATAACGAAGCCCACCAAGAGTGTTAACTCTACACCGCGCCAGAATGGATCTTCCACAATAGCGAGGTCGACGACGTCCTTCGTAACCTCAAAAGCTCCGGTGAATACCGAAACGATTAATGCCCATGCATCTACAAATAGTTCTTTCATGTTGTTTCTCCTTGTTCATGATTTGAGTTAGAACTCAGATAACGCAACTGTTGTTAAACGGAAACGGCTAACTAGACTAGTAACTAAACATATGCACATCATGGTGCAATTACTAATTATGCACCAGAATAGAAAACTTCTTTTACCAAACAATAGGAGTGTGGCCTCGCGCGCGCGGGCCTACACGCAACTATTAATAAGGTATATACCGGTGAGGCCTAAGCATCGGCGTAAGGGCCGGGTGCAGATTATCCAATTACATACCTTCGGATAACGAAGAAGCCCCCATATGACCGGATATGAGTGGCCACTGGCATGCTTGATTCCATGCCTGCCCTTAGCCCACGTCGTCCCGAGGGTATAGGGTAATATGTTTCGTCTCTATCCAAAAGATACTCCCTTCATGAAAGACCTCACAGCTAGCAGACTCGTATACGTTACTAGCAGCGTAGGTAAGAATGAGAGCACCCCGTTTGATGATAGGTGTTTTGCTGTTCCAGGTATGATACCGTAGGTCGGCGATGTCCCCCGGTTGTGGCTCGCGATATTTACTCTTATATTGCATATCCGCTGGGCCGCCTAAGTTTGCATAGGGCAAGTATAATACGCGCACACCGGGAGTATACGCAGCGATAGAGAATTAACTCGCGTTTATCGGTGGGTAGTGAATACAGGCTCGAGCATATTGGCAGACAAGGTGACCAGTTCCCCGGTACTTAACTTGACTACTAAGCATTGGCCCACTATAGCACGATGTTGTACGCGTTGTTGACTCTCATCAATTACTAAGCCAACGTATTCTCCATGAGGATCAGGGGTCCACACAGGGCTATCACCATTTTTCCTGGGAAGGGCGGCGATTCGCACTAAGTCTCCCGCCGCGTACTGCTTGTGGTTCTTCAAACTAGCTCCAAACACAAAGGCCCCGAAGTGGGGCCCTTCCATATTATCTATGGAGCTCTAAAATAAACAGCCTATCCTGGCCCGGGCTGGACTATTTCTAAATCCAGGATGTTCTCATAGCTAATCACACCATCTGACCATAGTATGCTGACACACCATTGGTCCCTATAGCCGGGTTGACTGTCAACCTTAATGACTGTACCCATGCAGCATGGGCGGGTGTCATCGGTACCGCGCACTTTACGACTAACGTTGGGGTTATGCTCTGCCATCGGTGATGTAACAACGAGATCTGGGTATGCTGCCAAGCCTCGTGGGTAGTACGGCGATGAGAATTGAACGAGTGAGCCGGCCCAACGGGCCCTTACTTCTTCCGCGTCTTTGGCCCTGGTTCTCTGGACGCCTGTCGGGTTGTACGTATACGGGTCGGTGGCCTCATATGCCCAATCGTCGTACATTTTCTTTTGGAGGCTATCCGACTTCTCTTCGAATCCCCAATAGTCCTTAGGATTGTAAGTCGGCTTAATCATATCTTTGTAGTCGTTATCTTTATAGTAATGATCGTAACTACCCTTGATATTCGTGGGCAAGTCCCACATGTCCCCCTTAGGCTTCTTCAACTTTCACCTCATCGGCCACCCGGGTCCAACCTCGCTTACCAGCCTGAATACGAACAGTACGGCCCTGCCATTGGCCGGTTACGTAAGTGACGTCATAAGCAGTACCGTATACACCGGCGTACTCACCCATCCCATGGGCTTCCATCTCGTAATCCTGAGCTTCCATGAACCGGTGGGTATAGCCGCCCCGGGTCACTTCGGCGAGGTCGCCGTTAAACTTCTTAATCAGATCTCCTACTTTCAACATCATATCATTCTCCTGTTAGTTGGACTAGTCCCATTCCTTGTGTGGTTAGATACCAGCCATTGTTCTTCTTTATCCAAAATCGATTCTTATATTTGGTCTTCCACGTGGGCATCTCGCTGAAGTAACATGTGTACATTCCTCGAGTATACTCCTTTCCCCGTTCTCTGCAAAGGCCTTTTCGGACGTCGGTAGAAGTTGCTCCAAAATGAGTGAACAGATATGTCGCGATATACTCGAGGTTGGCACCCTTTCTACAATACTTCCGTTTGAAACCAGAATCTGCTCGAGATGTTTCGAGGGAATTTCGGCTTTTTCTATTTACTGCAGTCTCCATGATTTCTTTTTTTTCCTTTCAAAAGCAGCTTCCGTTTTGAATCCTGCTCGAGATACGAGAGCGCGGCCTTAGCGACCATGGCCTCCCAGAAGGCTCCACAGAGTATGCAAGGGGGCCTCTAGAGGGGGCCAGAAGAGCCGTTTTAGGGGGCCTTGCGAGGGGGCCTGTTTGGGGCTGTATATAGGCCCCTTTCAAAGGGCCCCTAAGTACCTAATATTATTACACTTTTCTCACCTTGATATCCAAGTCCAGTTGCCAGGTGCTGTGGCTGGGCGCAGGGCGCCTCTGATGTGCCGGCTCTGGGAACCAGTATTCCACAGGACCAGGTATCGGTCGCGCGCATGCGATGCAGCTACGATCTTGCCGACCTGCTCTGGGTAGTCGCGATGGACGACGTACCTACCCACTCTGTAATTGCTGTAATCAGCCATGTTGTATTCCTTCCATCTGTATCTATTATACCATATCTGAGACCGTTTTGCACGGGGGTGTAACACTCTGCAATTTTATTTTTATGCCGGCGCTCTCTTACATTGCACCTGGCGCGCCCAAGATCACCGGGTGCTGTCCGCGCACCAGGGCCACGACATACATCCCTTTGGGTGCAGCCTTAGTTGCCATCGACCGTGCCGACGCCGTGTTAGGGGAGGCTTCCAAGAGCATGGTAGACACGCTTCCGGTGCTATCGTTCTGTAGGATGACCGTGTAAGGTACTGTGATTGTCATGGGTAGGGTCTCCTTCCCTCCGTGAGGGCTTTGACTATGTGCTCTTCTGGATACCAGGCTTCGTCGAGGTCCTGCTCACCGGGTGGTGCAACTGACCAGTATACCTGATAGCTGTTACCGCTGATGTCACGAATGACACTGTCCTCTGAGGGATACGCCGGCATGGTAGCTACGACCAGGCCTAAGCTATTGTCATTGGTTCTATGGCTAACCACATCGCCTTCTTCAAATTTCATCATCTTGTTTCTCACCATTTGGAAGTAACTTAAGGAAAGCTTTGCATAACAGGTATGTGACTCCGACCGAGAATGCTAAGTACAGGATCAATGCTAAGCACATTATGATATACGTTGTCATTATCCACCCCACCTAGCGATACACGCTGCTATGAGATATATGAAGCCGGCGATAATCGTAACCTTGATAATTGTAAAAATGGCCGCCAAGGTCCAGAACCCGACTAACCACATTAATACTGTATCTAAGATTTCAATCATTGTATCACCTAAGGTCTATAAAAAATGATGCCCGGGGCTAGACCAAGGTGGAAGTAACCCACCCCGGGCACCTGTCCCGTCAGCTTAAGCTGCGGAGACTCGGGCAACTTCCTTGAAACCATCCTTACCGAGAGCCAGGAAGAAGGTGTGGCCACAGCCACCGAACCGGTTCTTCGTGGTCTGAAGGACCCGGCACCCCTCGAGGTCCTTGTCCTTTACCTCTACGGAGAGGTGCATCATGGCGTCAACCATGTGCTTAAGCTTGTTGGTACCAGCCATCTGACCAGACTTGTTGACCTGACCGATGATGATAGCATTGCAGTAGTGCTCCTTGCAGTAATCGGTGATCATAGCCAAGGAACGCTCAGCGCTCTTGCTGTTAACATGACCATCGGTGTACTTACCATCGTCGAGGCACTGGAGGCTGTCAACGATGAGGAAGAAGGGCTTACCCTTGTTGGCCTTGCGAAGCTTGTCTGCGTTCTTCAACAGTGTGGGAACGTGGGCTTCCTGGCCGGCGATGAAGCCGTTACGGAACCGAAGCCGCTCACAAACCAACTTGACCTGGAAGAGGCTTTCCTCAGCCGTGTTGAACAGGCAGACCGCGCCGGACTTGGTGAGCTTGTCAGCCAAAGTCAGCATCATGGTGGTCTTACCGGAACCAGGTTCGCCGGTGAAGAAGGTGACTGCGGAAGGTGTGAAGCCTTCGCCACCCAGGGCACTATCGATATAACCGAGTCCGGACTTGTGCTTATTCCGGAGCTGTTTTGGGACCTCGAGGTCCAGGATGTTCGTGCCGAAAGTGACGTTGTTGCGTACGTTGAGCTTCATGTTTTTTTCCTTGGTCTAGGAGTGACGAGGTCCATTCCCCATCAACATATATATTATACCATAAGTAGGATGTTTTTGCACGTGTATGGCATTTTTTTTGCCATTATTACTGCAAATTCCCGGCGGTCGTAACCTCAGTCTGCCCGTTATGTCCAGCATATCCTAAATGATGGCGTTGACAGCCGGCCATTTGGGCCGCGAGGATGATAGCGAGGGTGATCTGAAGTAACTGTGCCATAACCATTCCTTCCTTATAGTAGTATTATACTACAGGTGGGACAGTTTTGCACGCATATGCACGCCATACATTCACTTTAATGGCGCTCTAAGTGGTTAATATTATTACATTTTTACCATTCACCCCATTCGTCACGGTTCTTTCTGCGGATTATTGGCTCACGCCGGCGGACACGACCCTGTAGGGTTTTGCCATATGCGACAATTGCCATTGCTGTTAGGCAGCCTAGTACGACTGTGATGTATGTAGTCATTAAATGGCCTCCTTCTTTTGAGTCATCTGGATAACGAAGTCTCTCTTCGGTGCCTTGAAGTACAACTCCCGGCCCGGGCAGATAACGTATCCTCTCTTCAACCGGCTCTTACCAGGCTCGTAGCATTCCCCATCGGTGAGGATGAGGTAACCATCGAATCGACTGGTGTTCTTGTTGGCGTGGTCAGTCACAGCCTGGAAATCAGTACCACCACACCGGGTGCGCTCAATGCCAGGAGTCTTATTTCTAGACCACTCTCTTTCACTATCCTCATCCACGGTGGAATCAAAGTTGAAGATGATGAACCTGGTTCGCCGCGACAGCTGCTTAAGCTCCCCAAAGAAGAGGCTAAGTGCCTCATCACCAACCGACCCACTCTGGTCGATGTATACCGCGATGGAGGAGGTGTATCCACGCTCCACTCCCGGGTGGACCCCAGGGTACTTGCGGTTGAGGCGCTTGATGTTGCTAGCGCGGTTGGCCCGGCGGGTCATTCCGCAGAACTGCTTAAGCACCGACTGCCAGGGGATCTCCTTGGAAATCAGGTCACGGAGCTTGCCCCGCATACCGCCAGGAATGCTTCCCCACTGACCAGTCCGGTCAGCCTCTTGGACTGCCTCTTCCAAGGCCTGCTTGACCTTGCCCTTGACCAGCTCTCTTTCCTCATCGGTAAGCTCATCCCAACCATCATGGTCATCCATCGGACCAGGCATTCCGGGACTATCACCTTCACCAGGCTGACCACCCTCACCGGGCTGTCCATCACCAGGCTGACCAGGCTGACCCTGACCATCCTGCTGGCCTTGCTCGATATCATCTGCAACTTCCTGCAGCTGGCCGAAATACCACTCTGCACTCATCTCCACTGGGAGGCTAGCGATCTTGGCGGATACTCTTTCGTACCGTCCAACTGCATCATCACCCATCTTGGCCTTCTGCTCCGAGGTAAGCTCAGCAAAGGCCTTACCGGGAACCAGGCCACCCTCGGGGAGCTCATCCTCAGGAATCAGGCTGTTGATAGCCAGGTCCGTGGCGTAGTTCCAGATCAGGTGGGGGGTGTGACGACGAGTTGTAGTGTGCTCGAAGACGAGGTGGTAACACTCATGCTTTAGAAGCCCCTTGACCTGCTTGGAGGTGAGGCTAGCGAGAAAGCGGGGGTTCCACCACATCTGAAGCTGACCGTCCTTGGCGAGGACACCAGCTGTGGGAATCTTGTCGGTCTTTGTCTTGGTGACCCGGCGAAGGATCTTGCTGAAGAAGGGTTCCGACCACATGAGGTTAATCAGGTGGGGGTCCAACTCAAACTTGGCAGCTGCAGCCTCGTCGGCCAGGTTAGCCGGGGCGATGTCTGTAGCAGTTGTTTCTTGTTTTGCCATAACCATTCCTTCCTTATAGTACTATTATACTATATGTAGGCAATATTTGCACGTGAATGTCTGAAATAATCGAATTATAATTAAGCTCTAAGTACCTAATAACATTGGACTTTAGGGAAGTACCTAACCTTTCGGTTCCAGACGGCCAATCAAGTTGGCGCGAACAGTGTACTCTCCCCAAGTCCCGGGGGTTATTAGACATTCCGGCTAGTCTGAACAGCCTTGACGACCTCCTGACCAATCAGCTTGTGCATCTTCTGGATGTTGTGCATCTGCTGCGTAGCGCTGATGCCGTTCCAGAGGGAGACCATCATCTCACCGGGGAGGCTCTTTGCAAAGGCCGCGACGTTCTTGGCCTGAGCTGCGGTCCACTTTTCGTTAGTGCAGTGGTTCTTCAGCTTCTCGATGAGGGCGTTAACCCGATCGTTTCCGAGAGCGCCGATGGTGTCCCGGTGCTGGTCGAAGCTGTTCAGGATATCCTCAGCCGAGAGGACCATCTCGTAACCTTCGACGAAGTCGCAGAAGGCGATGGCAGCCTCAGTTCCAACCAGTCCCAAGGCCACGGCGTAGAAACCGTCGGGGCGCTTGTTCCCAGCCACATTGGCCGGTGCCATCTGCATGGCGACCAAGGCGTCGTTGGTGCGATGCCAGGAAGCGGGGTTCGGGCAAACCGTACCAGGCTCAACCTGTGTGGGGTCGACCCGGAGGTGCTCGGGGTGTTGACGAATGAAGTCAACCAGGACAGCGTCCAAGTTGTTCTCCACGGCCCAGACCAGCCAGTCATCGGCGGTGGGGACCAGGTCACAAACCCAGAAGCGTCGCAGCAATGCCGGGTCCATCTCGTTGACGTCGTACTCAGCGCCGTGGTTAACAGCAGCGATGATGCGAGTCTCGGGGTGCAGCTTGTAAGGGTTACCGTCTTGGTCGTTACCAAGCTCCCGGTCCAGAACCAGCTGGAAGGAAGACTGCTGAACACCCGGAAGGGCGCGGTTCATTTCGTCCAACATAAGGACAACCGGTTCCCGGCAAGCGCGGATGAACCAGGAAGGCATGCACATTGTCATGATGCCGTTTTCCTTCATACCCTCGATATCGGGGTAACCGGCCACGTCTCCTTCGGACATGGTGGAAAGGCGGACGTCGATGAAGGGAAGACCCTTGTCATCTGCCACGGCCTTACCGAGGTGGGACTTACCAACACCAGTTGGTCCCCGCATGAGAATTGCAATGTCGGCCGGGAGGTTCGGAGCGACGATCTTGAAGGTTTTAATATCCACGTTTTTTTCCTTGGTCTAGAAGGGTGGGGAACCATTCCCCATCAACATATATATTATACTACATGCAGGAGTTTTTTGCACGTGTTTGCAAAAATAAATGCACAAATATTTGAAATAAAATGGCCTTTCCCTACATTACCATCACGACACCGCCTTAGACACCAGCCATTATCCGACCTGTGCCGTGCTTCCTCAATTGATGTCGGCGCGATATTACGCTGGTTCGCAGCGGGCCTGTAGCCCTCACCCGACACACAACCGGTGCCACCCTTTAAGTACCTAATATTGTTAGACAATTTCGGTATTTGTTACCTCATCAAAAATATTCGTCATCCCAGACCCTGCCGGGATGTTCACTGGAATCTCTGAGGGAGCTGTTGACTTCGCCTCTTTGGCAGCGTCACGTTCCTCCTCGCAATACGCACGAGCAAGCTTTCCAATGTCAAACTCCGCAACGGGATCCGACAAGTCTTCACTGGCGGAGACGAGCCAGCCAGCACCACGTGTCGTAGCCTTACGACCGAAGTAAAGCTTCCCAACCTTGTACGGCTTCTTGTGGGTACGTTTGAGCTCAACGGTTTCTGTCTTTGTAGTTGCATCCATTTTTTTCATTTCCTTTTTCTGTGTGTGTTTGTGTTAACTAGTTAATATTATTGGACTATTCCAACGGACGAAGTGCCCCAGCTGGTATACCCTTCACAATGTCGGGACCAACCATCACGTCGACAACCTCCTTCTTGTTGTCGCCCATGTAGTGTTCACTGATCACCATCAGGATTTCTCCCTTCTTGATGCCACGAACGTTATCATATGCATTCGCCGTTTCCCAGCGACTGATTTCCCGATTACACTTAACCAGGTTACCCTCTGCTGCAGCGAAAAATTCCTTTCCTCTCCTTGAAATCCCGGGAACCATGTCACGGCCACCGTCGACCCACTGGATCCGGCGCTTCGTGGTTGATTGACCAGCATCCCGCTTGGCCTGGCGCGCCGCAATGCGCGCATCATTTAGTTGACCCTTACGCTCTTCTTCTTGCGCCTGCTCCTCCTGGAACGCCTCGATCGCAGCAGCAGCTGCATCGCGTGCCTCGTCTGTCTCGGCTTCGTTAAATGCTGTCGACAGTCGTTCATGCTCTAGGCGTGCACGGCGACTTTTGTCTTCACGAGCTTTTGCTAGGAGCGCTTTTGAATTTCGGGCCATGATTTCCTTTCCTCACCTTATGTATCTATTATACCCTAAGTAGGGGAAATTTGCACGCGTTTGTCAAAAAAAAGAGGATCCTTTCGGATCCTCTCTAAGTTATTGATTTTATTCACTTTTTTTTCGTGGTTAAGATCATATCGGGTTACCACACTGACCGTGTCGACGATCCCGCTTCACCTGATTTATAATATATCCACAATCTCCAACGTGAGAATACCTCACCGACATGTCTTCGATCCTGGTTAATAATTTAGTCGCTACATTAATCTAATTACGTCCATCATATAATCTCCCATGTGTTCTATGAGACCTTAACATGTAACCGCTATAACTCCCGGGCCCTGGGCTTTATCAACGATCCATAAATTAAGTATACCGACGGGCCTCGCATTGTATAAGAGTCATTGCAACAAATACCAAATGATCACGCCGGCAATGCATGCTCCGGCCACAATATACTTGAGTCTTCGAATCGCTGCGTCTCTTAAAATTTTTCTCATGAGTCACGGGCAATCAAGCATCGCATATGACACGGTAGTCGCGACCACTGAGCCATAAATCGTGCCTAGTCCAAAGCTAATGCTCAGAGCTCCCAAAACAAGAGCAGAGCTATATAACTTTTTCATGCGCACCTCCCAATAATATTGTACTGCCATCTCTCACCGTGTACAAGAGCGTGATAAAAAAAATGAAGTAAGAAAAATAATTTTACATTTGACTCACCCTGCCCTCATGATTCGCCAGGTAAGAAAAACTCTCAGTCTCTATAGAACTGATCACAGCGAATGATGGCGTTGAAGTAACAGAAAGATGTCTAGTCATTATCTCGTAACTGTAACTGTAACAAAAAAACATGTATCATGTTACACAGTAACATATTTGTTTCGGTGACAGGCACGTGTAAATTCTTGATACATGTGATATAATTGTATTATAAGGAAGGAATGGAAATGGTAGCAGCACGCGCATCGCCGTAACAGAGTGAAACATAGCCCGCGTTTGAACGTGGGAGCCAGTGTGCTGTGCCGACGTGCATGAGCGCTCGTGAGGGGCTTTGACTTTAGCAGTGTACATCTGTAGCGTGTATGGATAAAGTCGAGAGCCTCTTTTTTTTATGCTCATTCCTGGTGACTACATGCTAATCATGTGATTGCCTCTCCCGGGCCATGACAGGTACAGCTCCCAAGAGCATAGACATATGGATAAATAGCCACGTGTCTTGAACGAGGAGAAGGAAAGCTGGTCCATACTTACTCCACTTGGAGATAGGTGGGGAATATACTGTACTCGTTATAACATTGTTATAACCGGCTGGGCAGGGCTAGCGCTATATCCTGTATGATATACTGATGGACTATGACTATACCATATATGATATATGTGAGTAGGTGATTGGGTTCCTATTGGCGCTCTTTAGTCTTACTCGGCAACTTTAGGTGGATCCCGCCCTCGAGTAATATTAGGATTTGCTCTCGTCGACGAGGTCACCGACATTCATTGATCACCCTGACTTCATAGTGGCTGTCGAGTGGCCAGCTCATGATTTCGCCGGTATTCGACATAACAATAGCAATCCTGCGGAATGCAGACGGCTTAAGGATGTTTATTACGATCCCATTATTGCGGGGGTTGGCTTTGTAATCCGGGAGCCCGGTTACCATTTGTACTAGATCACCGACGTTCATTTCTTTTTTTCCTCGTAGGCTTCTTTCGCCGGTCCAGCCAATGCGCCAATAGAGCCCAAAAAATCGTGGAGTGTTTCATCACCCTTCTTACTTCCTGTGAAATACCGTGGCCCAGCACGCATTGCATCCGGAGCATTAGGCATCTCACCTGTCTTCATATTTTTCTGAATCTCTTCATCTGTATCGCCGTAGGGTGACCACCACCCTCCGCCTGGTTGAAGAATCTTGCCATCAGGTCCCATTACACTCATTTCATTCCTCTCGTCGTAAACAAAAAATCATCAAAAGATGCAGGCTCACCACCTGGGCCGAGCACTTCCCACCTCGTGTTACTATAGTCGCACTCCTCAATTAGGAGCAGAGGTGCACCTTCTTCCACCCACTTCCCAATGAGGGGATGACCATGCTTTCGGTAAGCCTTCCGCCAACGTGCTGGGCCTGGGTGGGACTTTAAAAGTCTGACCAAATCACCGGGTTTCATTGTGTATCACCTTAAGATAATCTTGTCTCATAGCCCTGGGCAGCCCATCAACGAGGATTGTAAACCACTCACCCCATGTTGATGTTGGATGATCAAAATGATCAGCGATGATACCAACCTCTCCTTCCCAACATGTCCAAGTAGCAAAATGCTTCTTGCTCTGGGTGATTTCTACCAAGTCACCGGGCTTCATCGATGATACTCCACTTTGTATACATTAGTCGGGTTACCCACATTCGGCCATCATCACTTAGGATCCGAATCCGGGGAGTTTCTTGATCCAGTTCAATCTTGGCCGGAATTACTTCCAGCACTAGAGCTATGCAACCATGTGCCTTGATCAGATCACCCTCTTTGATGTGGTTACCGGGCTTCATATACTGGCTCCATCAAACGTTCGACGACCCAATTGAGTCGACCATCTGACCATTTGACCAGATAGGTCGGGGGCTTCGTGGATGTGGGTTGGTGATAGCCAATGATGATACCCAGTAGTCCACCTTCAGAGAGTTTGTGTCTTATCATATTGCCGATCTTCATAGTCATCGCAGCAACTCTCCGTACTCTTCCTTGCCCCACTCTTCCCACTCATCCATGGAAAACAGATCTTCTCGATCAGTCCAGAATGTGTATGGGTCCGAGGTAGGTGCACCGGTCAGTTCACGTCGAGTCGACATGACCTCGAAGTATCCGGTGAGGTCGCCACGTCCAGTGGTAACCACAATTCCAGACACCAGGTCGTTGTGATAATAGTCTTCGAAGATGACGGCATCGCCAAGTCGCATTGTATTTCTTTCCACGTGGTGAGTGATTATTCCCCACCAACAAGTAGATTATATCACAGGGGGAGAAGAAATGCACGCATATGATTCATATAGTGGCCATGTGAAAGGTTTATGGTTAGGATATGAACCATTATACTTATACTAGGGGGAATGATGAGCTGGTTTTTGTTTAGGGTTACAGAGGCTTTCACTGACGATGAAGGTGTGCTGCATGAGGTAGGTAGCAAAGGGGTTGGTATGTGTAGCATGGCTCCTGGGATAATGGAGGCCTCGAGGGGTGTGATGTACGTGGTCCCTGATGATTGGGTATCTTACTTCCATAGAGATAGAGGACAGTCACGTTATTGTGTTAGTCTAGTAGAGGACTCTGTACGTGCTTACTATGGGGTCTCTTTATAGGTTCACTCGGCGATTTCTAGTGGATCCCGCCCGGACTAGTCTTAAGAGTTACTCTTCTTGATTAGGCACTTCAAAATCTACCAATGTACGTACGTCATCTTTAAGGCACATCGTTATAACTTCTTGTAAACATTGGTGACTATTTAAGAATATCGATAACCTATGAGGGTGAAGATTATCTTTGAGATCAAATTCCTTACATATAGAACCCTCCGGAAGAGCTAACCGTACGGCATGTTTTCTATCTAGATCTTTATCCGCTATTGTTGATACCCCATAGAGCACATAAATCTTTTGTTGCGGCTTAAACTGTAGTTTTGATAAATCCATCTGATCAGACCCGGCCGCTATCTTAAGCTTTTTGGCCGAAGATAGCATTTTTTTTGTTGCATATGACCATCGATTATCATTCAATTTCTTTCTTTCTTTATTAACGAGTATGGTGGGAGGAGAAAAAGCAATAATTTTATTAACAACTAATTTGGCACCAATGTATAAGGCAGCGTATCCACCGCTGGATGTACCGATAGTTATAACATGTGTATATCCACGATCCTTAATAAATTTCTTAAGGTAATCTACAAATTGGTCTAAACTATCTGCGATATTGCCCACACCCTCAAAGTACCAGTTTCTTGATAAGTCCCTTACAAAAAGTGTATCGTATTCAGAACTAAATTGTTGTTTCCTTAAGCAGTTAAAGATAAACGCCGGCCTTTGGCTTCCGGCCACACCATACCCACTAAAACTAATTATTAGCTTCTTATTTTGCTTTTCATTTCCCTGATTGTAATCAATCGAATTTCGTTCGGCTGGTTTTCCATCACTAATTGCTCGTTGTAGTTCAGGGGTTTTTTTGAAGTCTATAACAAGGTGAATTCTATCAACATCTAATGAATTATTTCGTACGCTATGGACCTTGTTGACGTTTGTATAATATAAATTGCCTTCTGTGAGATAACGGGTCACTTTTTCAATGGTAAAATCGACGTATGAATAGTCTGCAACTAAGGGTATTGCCATTCTGTATTTGTATTTACCAAAAGAATATAATGTTCCGTTATATCGGCCCTGGTCGACATGCGGGGCAATATTGCCGCCAGCTTTTAGGCGCATACATCGAGCAAATTGAATTTTTGAATTGAATTTTGCTTCCAAATTTTCAAAAACTGTTTTAAGGTAAGGGCATCTTTCCAAAAAATCAGTAGGTTGGGACGTGAAATCTATCCCAGCATTTGGTGTATCGGTAAACTTAAGCCCGTTAACGCTACTATCACCATCCCAATTGATTAATGGTATACCATCCCAGCCATGGGTATTTTGATATAAAGGTGATGGGCGCCCATTGATAAGTACTAACGGCTTCGAAAAATAATCGTTGATTGACTCATTAATTTCCTCCATAACCCTCTTAGCGTCTAGAACTTTACCAAGATTTACTATGCTGGCCGGAAATCTTTTTATGTTCTTATTTTCTTTAGTGTGTGTGCCCTTGGTATTGATGAGATTTAGGTTCTCGAGATCAAAGTGATCTTTCCTTTCACTAATTAGCTCAAGATATGCCTCCTTTGACTTAAAGTACTCTGATACGTCAAACACATTTTCGAATTTGTTAATAACACCATGGTATTCTAGCGCTATCAGCGTCCTTAGGCACTTATCACACTTTCCACAATTAACATAATCTGATTTAACCCTACGCTGGATCTGGCATACATCCAAATATTGCTGCGCAAAGATATTACTTGAAATTCTTTTGACCCTTTCTTCTCGATTATATTTAGAACCAACATTAATGCATTCGATATTCTCGGTACTCATAAGATTAATCATCGAAGGATTTGCATATCCAATCCGACTTTTAATGTTGGACATTTTCTGTGTTTGCTCATATGATATTGCGCTAGCGCTATATACTTTTGAAAACAACTTAGGAAATATTAAAGCTGCTCCCATATTTCGAAATATATGTGTTTCATTGTACGTATATTTCCATCCAGAGAATTCCTCAAAGTTTGCTATGTTTGATAATACCGGCAATAGCTCTATATTGATAGCCTTAGTATATTTTTCATATTCAATAAGTTTAGATTTCCAATATTTATCACCAATTGCACCGGAACCGTGAGCACCGGTAGAAAAGTTAAAAGCATGCGTAATTTTGAAGTTTTTTGGACATGTCTCATCGAAATAATAGTCTTCGAAGCTAACTAAACTATCAACACCACATGTGAGGGCAGCACCTACGGCATATGCCGATGGATATGTCTCGTCTATAAGCTTGTCAACAATAATATTGGTCGGGCCAGTTGCTCGAGGAATTGTACATATTGTATGAGGAATTAGAAAATTTGCTATATTAACCCAAAGCTTTTCAGACATATGTCCTTTGACAACTATATCTTCCTTACATGCCAATGCTAACGGTAATAATGTAAGAACAAAACAATCGTATGTCAACTCAACATATTGTCTATACTCCCAAGGAAAAAAATATCTCAATTCATGCCCTTTTTTCCCGTTCATTTTGACAATACAACTAAATTTGCAAGATCCTTTTTTGGTCTTAGATATTTTGATATTACTTAAAATCACCGAAATTTTCCTTCAAAGACATTCTTAGTATAATTATGTAGGAGGAAATGAAATGAGCCGAAAACTTAAGCCGTTAGCACCCGACCGAAAACCGTTTATTGAACGTGTCAAAGAAAAACCATTTTCAGAAAGAGTCCGCCGGCGGGATTGGAAGAAAGACTGGCACGAATCTTACGTCTTTTTAGGGAATAAGCTTAATGCTAAAATCTTCGTAGAAAATCTTGGAATACGTACACCAGAAACATACGGAGTCATAACCGGTGCATCAGATGCACATGGTATAACTGAGTTCCCCCCTAATTTGCCAAGTTCATGGGTCTTAAAACCTATACGCGGAGCAAATGAGTCTGGTGTTATTGTGTGTGTCGATGGAATAGATCAAGTTAGAAATAAGCCGGTTACTAAAGAGCATATACAATCTGTTATGAAGGCATCACCCCTTAGAAACAAGGCAGGTGGAAATGTATATCTTGTTGAAGAATACATTCAGAATAATCTACAATATCAAGTTTATACATTTAGAGATCATGCAGAAATTATTCGTACAGCTACATCCGGAGGAAGTAAGGGTACTTTTTACTTTAAAGATTGGACAGAAGTTTCATATCCATTAACGGTTAATATTATCCCGGGTAAATATACTTCCCCCAAGCCATCTGGGTTACAAGAATTATTAAATGCTGCTGAAATTTTAGGCAAGGCATATGGTACATTCGTTCGAATCGATTTTTATATGCAAGAAGATCAACCAGTTTTTGGAGAATTTTCTTGGTATCCTGGAAGCGGAAAGGTTTTTACATCTGAAGCAGAAGGCCTATTAGGAGATTTATGGATAAAGCATTTAGGGCCTGATGTTTTGTGAACAGTTCAATTCGTCATACTATAGCACATATCGACCTAAGTGCCCTTCGTCATAACTATCGTATAATTCAAGAGTATGTTGGATCAGGTGTAATAGTATTGGCACCGGTTAAAGGAATGGCATATGGTCATGGTGCCATAGCTTGTGCCCAAGCACTCGAGGATGAAGGGTGTAATTATTTTGGGGTTGCCTTGGTTGAAGAGGGCAAGGCATTAAGAGACGCCGGTATTCGAGGAAATATCATATGTCTCAGCGGTACCAGCCCCAGGGCACCAAAAGAAATAATACGTTCCAAGCTTACACCAGTGTTGTACGACTTAGAAACAGCTACTTCTCTTAATAAGACTGCATGCAAAATCGGTGTGCAAGTTGATGTACATCTCAAAATAGATACAGGTATGGGACGCTTAGGCGTTTCATTAGCCAATTGGCCTGACTTTCTAAAAGGAATTAAAGAACTCAAAGCATTGCAAGTTAAGGGAATATGCACCCATTATAGCGATGCTGATATCATCGGTTCGAATTTCACCCATATACAAACTGAACGATTCAATACAGGATTAGAAATTGCAGCATCCTTTCATATCCACCCTGAATTAATTCATGCCTCAAACTCAGCTGCAGCCTTAAGTTATCCCAAGTCTCGTTATAATATGGTCCGAACAGGCATTGCCCTTTATGGGGTCTCACCACGAGATGATCTAGACTTGCCGCTTAAGCCAGTCATGAGTATTGACACAGAGGTACTTTTCGTTAAGAAAATACAGGCGGGAGAAGGTGTCTCATATGGGGGTACATGGAAAAGTATCACGGATGCGATTATAGCGACACTTCCTATAGGCTATGCAGATGGGTACCCTAGAAGTCTATCAAATCTTGCGTCTGTAGAGATTAAAGGTCACCGGTGTCCAATTAGGGGACGAGTTTGTATGGACTTATTAATGGTCGATGTAAGCCAGGTACCTACAGGGGTGAGGTCTGGAGATCGTGCGGTTTTACTCGGAGGATCTATAACTGTAAATGAGCTAGCTAGTTTAGCTAATACTATTCCCTACGAAATACTGACGTCATTTTTCGGGCGCATTCCTAGAAACTTTATTAATGAAAAGACCTAATGCTCTCTAATAATTATCTTTATGCAGCCGTTAACGATAGGCGATGTCATAAAGCTTAAACCGAAGTACTATGAAGGTACTACTGCAATCGTTATTAATGTACATAAGGCCGAGTCGCCTGGCTACCCAGGGCAGGAGGGTTGGATATCATTTGATTATGTAGTGTTGACAGATGATAGCCAAGTACTTCATATATCAGATGACTGCATCTTAGAAATCATCAGCCGGCTAACTTGATTTACTTTTTCATAGTCTCAATTAAAATTGATCATGATTTTATTTAGACTTTTGATTGTAATTTGTGTTGCATTAACGTTAGTTGGCTGCCCATCAGATAATTCACCTGCACCTACTCCGGAAGAGCCGGTTGTTGTCGAGCCGGCGCCGGCGATACCATGTAGTCAAATGTTGTGTGCTGAGAGTAAGATGCCGACCTGCATAGCGTCGGCAGGAGAGGTGGTCAATGCAGCTACCATATGTGACTGGTTACTGCTATGTGAAAGACCTCCTGAACAACTAACAGGTGCCGGCAAGAGTACAGGATGTACCGTATGTGTCGAAGAAAGAAATCTGGACTATCTAATATGGCGCCATCAAGAGCACGTACGCCATGGTGCCGAGTGCTGCCCGGAAAGTTGTTGTCCGTAAGCCCTAGGGTTTTACTTCTTGCCAACCAAAAATATGACTCACAGCAGGGGTCACCTTAAAACAATCGTTGTTGTATGCTTCATCGTATAGTGATGTTACCTTCGTATACATTTGAGCTTCAACGATATGCCACTTTGCAAAGTACTTTTTGTGTTCATCAAGAGTAATTTCCTTGCGGGAATAGCTAGCTGTAACTTCACCCATGAGTGTATTATTGGCTGCACGCTCATCTTGGATAACCAGGATATTTCGAAATAAGCGCATGCAGCCTTGTTCAAACTCTGATAATACTGGCTCAACATGAACCGGTACCGTAGGTGTATGCGCGCAGCCTGCCAACAGGACAAAGAAAACCAGCATACTTCTAATCATTAATGACTCCGGAATAGTAATACATATGACAATTATACGACAAACTTCGTGTCTTTAAACTATTTCGTATAGTTAATATTGCATACCACACACATACGGATATTAGAATGATAAACTTACTACTCTTGCTACTTTCTTGTAGTCAGGTAGGTAATGACACTTTGAATCGTGGATTATTTGAAAATCGATGGTGGGAGTTTGAGAGCATAAAGCTGTGCTTTAATGTACATGAAACAGGGGACTTGTTGATATACGATAACAACATATACTCAGAAGGCCCATGGACATTTGAGAAGCCCAATTCCTATATTGTACAAGACGACACATTCGACGTTGAGCAAGCCGGCGACTGCTGGAATATCTATATGCACAGTCAGCACCTAAACGATACTGCATGCGCATGTACCTTAGTCGATTAACTCTTTCAGGTATATCTTTCCAGGATTACCATCGAACCCTGCATATTCCATTATATAGTCAAAATCGTTTTCATCTGAAACCTTAAAGGGATATTCAGATTTAATCGGTTTGCCTGTTTTCTTTGTCGTATTCTCACTTGAATTATGCGTAATTTCTTGGGTGATTCTCCAATAGTGACCAGTGTCTGGGTCCCTTGACCATTGGACTAGTTCACTAACTGTTATATCAAATCCTGCCCTATACGCTTTGCATTTTGCCAATGGTGTTCTCCTACTTTACCACTCGAATGTCTTGCCACAACTCGGGCAAACATCATACACTTCATATCCTACTCTGCCAGATCCCACGCAATATATACAAAATACTGTTTGACACCTTTCACATAATGTTAAATCTAGCTTATCGTTGTTATTACAATATTGGCACATGTCAGACTGACCACCAGCCTCAGATGTATCAATACCTCCCTCGAAGGTACCTTCGTTCTTCATAGCTCCTTGAACCTAGTGTTTCGTTAATTAATTTTACACGCCAAAGATCGAATGCTTCGCGTGATTGACCACCTATGACGTTACTCAACTCTTCATCAGTTAATTCTCTGTTATCGGTATCAGACATCGGTAATCGTGTATTTGATAGTACAGTATTGGCTTCGATTGTACAAGGATTAGCTTTCATTGCAATCCATAATAACCAAAAGATCACTGTCTGTTAATGCTTTAAGCCACTCTTCATCAATTGCGCACTCAACGCAACCATCACACAAAATATCATACACAACAGTCTCTTTCGTACCTATCATCAATTCATTGGCTGTATCATTCCATGGAAAAGCGCGCGGGATAGCTATGTATTTTGCAAGTATAAGCACTGGTGCCTGATTCGGCATAATGTTACCAGATTCATCAGAGGATAGAATCCACACCAATTGTGCAACATCGAACATCGAACTATAGAAGGCTAAGAATCATCCCATACGTCATAAGACCGGCGACGAAAATGAGGAACCCCAGGGCTCCACCCATTATCAAAAGTTCCTTGATAGTTAGCCCTTTCCATGCTAACCAGTCCCTGAGTTGGTTTAACAATCGCATACTAATAGGTATTACTTCCATAGTTAATACCATGGCAAAGAAAAAGAAAACTGGGCTTTGGAGCAAACAAAGCGTATACGAAAAAGCAGATGGAACTACAGTCATAATGGACAGTAGTTGGGAACATATATGTGCAACTAAATTAGATGAAGCCGGGATTCGATGGGAACGAAGCCTGGACTTAATCCTTGAATATCGAACAGTTCGGAATAGAAAGCGAAAGTATATTCCGGACTTTTATCTACCAGATCATGACATATATCTTGAAGTCAAGGGCTATTGGACGGATGCGGCACGTCACAAAATGATAGACGTCCAACAAAGAAACCCGGTCAGGATTCTTGTTTTAGAATCAATGCCTGAGGTATTATCTGTTGAGCGTCTTATCAAAGACTTTATGTCTAAGGTTATTAACTAGTCATCGTCGTCTTGCTCACCATACCAGTCTTCACCACCGGTATACCATGAACCATCATCTTCCATGGACTCAGTATATGGCGCGCCCTTAGGCCAGCCGTCAACTGTTTTTTTTGGATCTGAATTTTTATACGCATCTAGAATTTCTCTTAATGTTTTTACCTCTTCTTCTAAGGCGTCGACTCGGCGCAATAGCTTTTCATGAGCGGCTTTCCAGATTAATTCATCCATTCATATAAATATCATATGAGTTGATTAATCGGGGCACATAAATAAAAAAAGTGGGATGCCTGGGGATTGAACCCGGGAAGTCGTTTTAGGACTAACATCCCATATATTGCTAAGTGGTTGCTGGGGGTGGATTCGAACCACCGGCCTCCGGGTTATGAGCCCGACGAGCTACCAACTGCTCTACCCTGCATAGATGTGAGGCACCTGTAAACCCGTGCCTCCCTGCGGGGGTTGATATTAGCCGTTCTTCGTTGCCTGAACGTGGGTCCGGACCTCGCCGGCAGATACCTTGATCTGCTGCATTGCCTTTCGGACTCGCGTACCTGCGGAAGAATTTCCATCAACATAGAACTTATTATAATCCGTCTGCACTTCCGTAAGAAGGGTAATCATCTCATTAAGCGTATTCGGCGTGTTTGTATCTGTACTCATTATATTCCTTATATTATTAAATACGAGGCACCTATGAACCCGTGCCTCCCTGCGGTCGTTAATTATCGACCCGAGTGGGTGTAGGACTCACGTACGTTAACGGCGCATGGTCCCTTCTGGCTTTCGCCAATATCAAATTCGACCTTTGCACCATCATTAATCGATGATTCCTGAAGCTCGGAAACATGAAAGAAAAGATCATTTCCTTCAGTCGGGGTAATAAACCCAAATCCCTTGCTCGTATTAAAAAACTTTACTGTACCTGTATTCATTTTATTCCTTATTTAGTTAAAGTGAGGCACCTGTAACCCGTGCCTCCCTGCGGTACGCATTATTTAGCTAAGCGTTTCGCTAAGGAAGCTATTCAGAGCCTTTGCCTCACGAACCGTCATAGTCAGGCTGGTTTGACCAACGCTGTAACGGCTATCTTCCACAGGAAGAGTAGAGATGGTAACGACGTTTGAACCTGCCTGCTTGGCAGTGTCGTTAAGGTTTACTGTATACTCGAATCGCTTCGTTGACTTCGTCTTACTAATGTTCATTTTTTCTCCTAATGAATAAATAATGTCCGGGTACCTCCGAACATGCATAATAATACACCATGGCAGATTGTTGTTCAAGGGATAAATAAAAAAAGGAGGCCTAAGCCTCCTTTTCGAAACATAGTTTCTATTTACTCTTCAGAACCGGCATCTGAACCGGTGTCGGTATCTGAACTAGTATCAGCACCAGCATCAACGCTAGTATCAGCTGCTGTGTCTCCATCCTTGTCGCCGCACCCGAACCCGAATACAGCAAAACATGCAATGGTAATTAGCATTACAAAAAACTTCATCATAATTTCCTATAAGTAATGCATGTTCAGAACGAACATGCTGTCTAAAGATAAAAAAAGAGAAGGCCCGCATTCCCAGCCTTCTCAAATTCTCATGACCATCAAGCCTTTTGAGCCTGTCCCCTTCCGGGTTAGACGTGAACACACCGGCAAGTAACACCGTTCACGAGATTCCTCCCTGTTCTTGGCTCGTAAAAACCACGGAACAGCACGTTCTACTGCCATCAACATTCTGCGCTCAGTTGGGTAAGCTGTACACTTCCCCCCGCTTTCGCGCGCCATGCTTCCAATCCTTGGGAGAATGTCCACACAGCCCCTTTCGGGACGATGACCCCGTTGCCGGTTTCATCAGAGAGACTTCTGCCAATGACAGTTAAATTCTAAAGGAGTTACTCCTTCTTCCCAAGACTTTTTCAACTCCTTTTGGGAGTGTCTTTGGTTTGCCCTTATCCCGTTTCCACGATGAATCTACAAGTCCGCGGATACCTTCAGCAGTATTTCCCTAGTGGAATAGGGACCCATGCTTCAGATTACTGAACGACTTCAGAAGTACCACCTTCCTTAACTCGTTCCCTCTCTTAGTTGGGCGGCATAACGTAAGAACGCTACCTTCCCGATCGAGGTTTTCTCTACCAAAGATTTTCATCTTTGCTCAGGAGCCAGTAATTCCACCTGAGTTTTTGGGCCCGAGAACATGGGCCGCATAAGTTTTCAAAGATCGTGAAAGTTTCCTTTCATCACCTTAGTTTCCTAAGTGATTTAAGTATATCCCTAGGCTTCAATGTGTATAAGCTTTTCCTTAAAAAAATAATATTCATTTCTAGCTGTCAATTTGAGTGCCCTAGAGCCAAAATGCTCTTAGGGATTCTCACGTACGGCGTAAGGGATTTAGTAGCCGTGGCCATTGAAACATATTAGTTGCGGTCCTAAAGTGTGCTGGTGACATGCCCTAGAGAGCAGTTTTTCTGCAAATTGTCAATTTCTCTGTAGGTTCTATAATTTCGAGGTCGTCTGCCCGGGCAAGTATGAATTCAGACTTTTGATTTAGAAAAAGTATACCCATATTCGGTATACGGTGACCATGCTCATGCCAGTCTTCAATTTCTACGACAATTCCTTGATCACCCCAGCCGCGGCGCGCCTTAGGCACCTCCATAACAGTTGGATCGCCAGGTTCCCATTGTCGATATCGGACCAAGTCACCAACTTTTATTTTATGCATGATTACCAGTCAATCGGATCATTACCGAGATCTGTCATCGGGTAAATAGGGCGCCAACCGATTCCTTTGAAATTGTAATCGCCGCGCTTGACTGCAGCACGTTCAGCCTCTCTAGCTTTTTCGTAATCCGGGTGACGTTCCTCGGCCTGGCGACATCGTTCACAAATTAATGAAACATCAAACATTGACATAATATGCACATTGCTCTTTCCAAAGCATCGATGGCAATTGCCGGTCCATTCTCTACATCGACTCATTTTCTTATTTCCTATCGATCGTTTCTAAAACATACAAAGGTTGGAAAGCGTAATGATCCATCCGGTGTTACTTCTTGGTACCGTACTTCAATCATTCTGCCGATGAAGCCCGTCGGATCATTCCATACCTGTTCCCGCAACTCATCAGAGAATCCGGATCCCACCTTTACTTCAGTACCTTGATAGTTAACCACCACTGCACCGAGTCGGCCCTTATGCCGGCCGGTACCTTCGTCCAACCCTTCAATAATAAGATCAACATCATGAAAGTCTTTCAATTTCATAACTTCATATCCTCTGCCAAATTTATACGCTGCAGTAGGATCCTTGATCATCGCGCCCTCGAAGCCTTGAGCCACGAAGCGATCATGCAGTTCTTTGATTGGAGCATATGAAGCCTCAACCTGATGTCTTTCAATTACATTGACGTATTGGTTGCCTTGACCTACCGTATTACGTAGGTGGTTATATCGCTCTTCACATGATGTGGATGTTTGACCTGATTTCCACTCTTCTAGAGATAGATAGTCAAACAATGCGAGATACGTGGTGGCTGTGTCGACATTCTCTTTACGATATGCTTGGCGCATTAATGATACAAAGTCTTCGCCCATTAGCTCGCCGTCGTAACATCCATTGCCTAATTGCAAAAGAGCATCACCTATTGTGCTATCGAAGTTGGTAATTAGCTTACCAGATCTGGCAAACAGAAGCGCCTTCTCATTTTCCACAACTGCGAAGCATCGAATTCCATCCAGCTTTGGCTCAACAAAAACATACGGCTTCCCATCGATCCTTTTCTCTTCAAACTTTTGAGCAAGGGAAACTTCAAACGTGGGAATTAATCCAGGAAATACCTTGTTGATACTTTTAGGACCTACCCCAAGAGCCATTTGCTTCTTAAGGATTTTTCGCATCCACTTTTCTTCATCCGGTGTGGCGGATGAGAATGCAATTTGCATAAGCTCAATGGCAGCATTACCGGTATGATATCGAGTAGCACAAATCTCAGCTACATCAAAAAACATGCGCCACCGATCTGCTTCGAGTATACTAGGATGCCTCCCGGACTCAATGGTCTTTGGCACCTTAACAATATAAAATGGTGTGAAACTATCCATACCAGCTTTGAGTACCTGGCGGAGTACATCATTATTGGCATGCTCTTGAAGAATCTCGGCCTTGGCTTTTGTGCCACGAGTTCCGCGTATTTGTTCTAAAATTTTAGCTACTTCCACTTAGCACCTCCAATTGATGCGCATATTCGATTTCCTCAGGAAACTTATCACTCCAAAATACAATAAAATTTCCATCTTCCCATCCAATAATTAGTCCAATCCATTCCTCAGTATTCCCAGGGGTAGTTGAACGAACCAAGTCACCTACCTTCAATTAATCTCCAAACATTGAGGCTCACCGGTACAAACCTCATAATTGAGGTGTTCAGGATATCCTACTTCATATCCTCGAGACTCCAGGAACATTAGAATACCTACGGCATCAGCAATGCCAACCTGCATCTTTTCCACTATGTAAGAATAATGGAGAAAGTGGGAAAAAAGCATGGTAATGCCACCGCTACCACCAAAACGCATCCAAGTAATCATTGTACGATCTCCGACCTGACCAAGTATCAAATCATAGCGAGTACCATTACCAGGTTGCCAATCAAAGCGTTGAATATTATTAGTCGTCATCTTTCTCTCCTCTTTTTTTAAGTTTGCAATGACCAACCTCGATCAATGCATGAGCTGTTCTACCGTAGTGCCCTTGAAGGGACCAGGCCAATCCACTATCAATAAGTTCTTGAAAAAACGATATCGTTTCTCCATCTCCCATTTGTCCGGATTCATATTTAATAATGTCTTTTGTAAGGTTCACTTAATCACTACCCCCAACATTCCGGCACGGCTTAAGCCTATTGCTTCTGAAATGCTTCTGGAATAATCACTATTGAATTCATCAACCTCAGGTTGATCCGGTCTCCGACCATGAATCTTAAAAGCCCCGTCGATATTTCCATTAGTAATATAGAAACTAATGGGGGTACCATTTTGTGCTGTATCAATCCATGTCTCTACAGTTCTAGTTCGAAGTAGTACCTCATTAACCTGACAGTTTGGTAAGTAACCATTTCTCAAAAGCTTATTTCTCGTACGTTTCAAATTTGCCACTCTATTCTTTCTCCATTATTGCGATTGTTTTTACATCCATATGATATTGTCTGCCTGTACGACCACCGTCAGAGCTCCAGCTAATATGAGCCCAACCATCGTCGATACGAAAAATAATACCAATCATTCCGTGCCCTGTAACAAGGTTTCCAATTTTTGGATTACCCTTCATCATTGATCACATCGATATCGATATCATAATGTCGACTTGGGTTTTTTCCAGTACTTGAACAAGACTTACCTGTTGGCCAAAGAATGGTACATACGGTTGACGCACCAGCCTCGTCAGAGTCGCCTTTGTTGGAGGGCTCTTCAATTTCAAGCATTAACCCAACACCATCAGCTTGACCAGGAAACGTTTCCGGCTTTCGAAGTTTAACTAAATCACCTACCTGCATATCACCTCCACAATGTTACAAATGTTCCAAACTCTCTATCAAAAGTATGTAACAGGCCTTCATAATCAGTTAGCTTCATCTCATCGATGATGCGTTCTGTATGAAGTTCATCATATCCCAACTGTCGACAAAAATTCATTGCCTTCCCAATTAGAACATGGGCATTACCTTCTGGACCAGTGAGATCAATTTCAATCCCGCGGTCTGCTCTTTTTTCAATTGACTTAATTGTCATCGATTTTCTCCAATGTCTCGAATCCTCGAGAAGTTATTTTTCTAGCATCTCTAACCGGACAACCCTTAGAGAACCACATAATTTCTGGATACGTATAGTCTGATGATGTGCTGATGCGTACTATCATACCTCTAGCTTTGGTGCGCTTACATTGAACTAAGTCACCGGTTTTCATACTATCACCAGCTGATTCCCTGTGAAGCATTGCACCCCTGTATCACATAAAACCCAATATAATTGAAGTGCAGGGTTCTCTTTAGCTACGTGAGAAGGCTCAGTAAGCATTTGAATAATGCCTGCTTTTCCCTGTTGCGCACAGTTTCGAAATATTACTAAATCACCGACTTTCATCGATCACCTTCAAATCGTTTGTATCCGCACCGATTAGTTCGCCACCATCATAGAGCACTAACCATTCCCAATTGATTGGATCACCGGATGCGAAGGTCGATCCATCACCAATTTCGATATAATCGCTTCCTACGACGATACCGTCCCTGCCAAGGGCATAATCATGTACCAAATTACCGATCTGCATACGTTACACTCATAAACTTATTTGCACGAAAGTCGGAGACAGTTGCTGCACGATCGTGATACGGAACTGGGTTCATCCATTCTACCCGGCAATGTGAGTTACCGTCAGAACCAATTTCAGTATAGCTAATGATAACACCAACCTGGCCCAGGAACCAGCGAGCGTATCTACATGTATTATCGACAAACATCACGACATCACCGATTTTCATTAATCCGCCCATACGCCGATGACGGCGCCGTTATAGGGTTCATGATGATATCGCTCAGAACGACCCATCGCTTCGAGCATCAGATTAACCATACCGTCGACGAGGTCCCATTGATCAGAGTTATAAGTAACTTTACCTTCAAACCCATAATCGTATGGGTCGAAAATATCGCTAGCGTTTGGAATTCCGCTTTCGCAATAAACTTCTAACACAGAGTCAGATGTCCATCCCCCCGGGGCTTCATCACCATAATGTACGTCTTTCTTGACTGCGGTAATTAAATCAGCATCAAGCTCCTTATCACCACACCCAAAGACGCTAACGATCGATTCCCGATAAAGCTTTCGAATTGTTGCGCGATTCATAATAAATCCTCCTTGGTCTTTATAGTACTATTATACCATATGGGGGAAGAATTTGCACGAGTATGTCAGACGTATAACTAGTTAATAACGTTGAACTTTATGCTTTATTGATAACTTCGTAATATTCGGCCAGGTCTGTCTTTACATTTCCATCTGGAAGAATGACCTTGATCGCATTATGGGCAGCCTCGAGGACCAGCATTGGCGTCTCTGTGTATGCCACGTGGCCTGGGCTCCCATGGCCGTGCTTTTTCATCCAAAATGAAATGAACTTCATTTTCACCAAATCACCGGCTTTCACAATCGCACTCCTTAAGTGTTATGATAATAGAGCTTTCGATACATACGGGGCACCTGATATATTCAACCTGGGTAGGCATATTATTTGCCTTCCAGTAGGCTGCCCAGAGGTATGGAATGTCCGCTATCGTATGAGTCCATGGGCCAAGGTACCAATCAACACAACACTCTGGTATTCCGGAATGTATTCCACACTCACGGTGGTAACCGTCAGCTGCCACTGATCACCTCAACATCTCTACTATTTACCATTATCTCACACTGTGCCGGATCATCAGGATGATGCACCAAGATACTAAACATACTACCGTGTGGTTCACCATAATCATCTGTTACGATGCCTGTCAGGCCGGCCCATTGGTCTGGTACATGGTTATCAGGGCTGCTATAATTCTTCGGTAACATTTTTACTAAATCACCTAACTTCATTGACTACCTCTATCCATTTTTCATGCATCTCTACAGTTTGTGCCGCTTCAGGGTCATAAAGCATGTACAGTTTTCCAAGTACAATTCCGGTGGGATTGGGAACAACATTTTCCCTGGTGGGATCTTCATCGACGATCAGATATAATCCTGCCTTAGCCGGATTCACCGTAACCAAATCACCGACCTTCATTAATGACTCCTCTTGCCATCAAATACACAAACAAAAACAAGATCCTCAGTATCGCTATCATTAAAAACCTTATGGAAGGCGCCATCCGGAATTAGAACGACGTCGTTAGCCGTAACCGACTCCGTAAAATCATCAATTTGAATCCTTCCATTCCCATAAACGAATTGATAAACCTCTTCCTGGCCAGGGTGTATATGTCCAGTGGTTTCCTTATTAGGGTGGAGAATGGTCTTAGATACTACCAGGCCATTTAACGTTGTATTATCAATTACAGTGTATGTATCATTACTCTTAACAACACTACTATCTACATTACTTAGCTTAACTTTCATTTATCAACTCCATCTCTTGTTCATATAATTCCCACTCACCGGCATCGAACATCACATGCCACATATCCAATTCAGCCGGTGCTAAAATAACACCTATTCGATTACTTCCGGACGTACAGAAAAAACAGCTACATTCTTTAGCACGGATTACATGCATATCGCATGTTTTCGGTACCCTTATTAGATCACCGATTTTCATTTAATTCCCGTATAATCAGATGACGACCTGATTTTCATTCCCAGGCCATCGACCATTTCGATTCCTAATCGATTACAAATTGTGGCCTCCGGAATCTCTGTTGCAAATCGATCACCACCCTTTGCAAAAATGTCCGGATTAAGTGTTTGTAAGCTTTTACATACGGTACCGTCGACGTCGATAGAGAGATATACCTCATCAACACACCTCAATGCCCGAACAATTCGAAGCCTATCTGACATGGACATAAAGGATTTCCCCTTTTTAAGCTCAGCCTGATAATCATTGTTGACTATTACCACTAATCTATCACCTAACGTTGCAGCCTTTTCTAGATATTCGATATGACCAACATGTAGAGGGTCAAAATACCCGCTAGCCACGACGGTTTTCATCCAGCCATGTCCTCGAGTGTGTCTAGAATCCACGTGTCAGGATCACCATCTCTGGCCTTGGCAGTGCCGTACGGCATTTCACCGGTCTCAAAGGCAAAATATTCAAACAGCTTAACATATGCGGGTGTATCATAGAACTCTTCAGCCCCTGCAATATATGCGGGCATTAATGCAATTTCTTCCGGTGTTAAACGGGCCTCAGAATAGACTTGTTGTAGCGAATTAATCATTTGTATCTCCTAAAGTTTGTATATCCAATATTTTGAAGTAAGTTCTTCTCCGCCAGTGATATTTCGAATAGTTCGAATCATTACCAGATCATCCTGTACGTAAGTTTCACAATTCGGATCATCACTATGGTTATAGAATCCCCCGATTGGGGTACGTATCCATCCATTCTCAAATCGTTGATCTGAGACGTGTGTAATGCCTATTTCATATCCCTTCTTGATATCCACAACTGCGAATAGGCCAAGGCCATGTACATCGGAGCTTCTAATTGTGACAATATCTGGTAGGGGTTGGTATGACATTAATAATCCTCAGGGCGGACTCGCCCTCGACATTTAATCTTATTAAGGCGTGCCTTTGAGGTACCCTCATCCAAAGTGGCTGCGCGCCCACGCCACATAGCCGTTGTCCCGCCGGCGGCAAAATGCGCTTTACGGCGAGCACTGGCTTGTGCCTTGAGTGGATTGTACTTTTTCTTTCGCTTGGCCATTTCAAATCTCTTAAGTTACTAGGGCCGGATACCCCACCGAACCCGTTCACCTGGGCTCTAATTAAAGACATTCCTCAGGAGGTATGAATGTCATCATATTGATATATCTTATACCAATATCTAAATTATATCATATATATGACAGTTTTACACTCATTGGTCGATTTTAGTTACAACGTCCAAAGAGTTTTCTGCAAAGTTCTTTGTTAACTTTCCATTCTCCCACAAAACATCGATTCGTCTCCCCAGCATATCCATCATTTGTCGTAGTGCCTTAGTTTCTTCTGGTCGAGCAGAAGGCATATCTCGAATAGCAACAACAATCCCTATGGTAATAGGGTTTTGACGCGGTTTTCCATTACGCGTAATCTTACATATACGATCACCTTGCCGAACCAAATCTCCTACCTTCACCTATCCTCCCACAGTCTCCATCCTTGAAAACTGAAGTTTGAGTTTCTATCCTTGTCTTTATTCTTCTTGTGGCTAGCGTATACCTCAGATCCATCTGTCAGTTCAACCAAGTATTGGCTGCCATGTACATGCTTAGTCACCATCGCACCTTCGAAAGTGCCCTCTTGAGTAATAAGGGTACCAACCAAGGCCTGGCGTTCAGCGGCCCACCGGGCACGATCTTCTGCACTACGCCTTGGGCGTTCGTCCCGGCGCCTTCGTCGTTTACTCATGAATTACCTCCAATCCAGTAATGCTCCATCTTTCTTCTGTACCAACCGCCGGCCATAAGACCGTGACGGTTTCATCACCTGGATCTCCAAATACGTGTAATACAATACCGATATCTTTTGATCGGGGATCTTCGGGCAGCCTTGTAGTCATTCGGACTAAATCATTAGCATAAATCATGAACAATCAATCTCCTGTTCCTTAGGCATATGCCGAAAGACAAAGTAGGGGTAATAGTCATCCGTGTTGTCTGTCCCAAAGCGAAGCCAGACATGGCCATCTGTTACATCAACAAGGCGATATCCTTGACATCGCTCTGAGGACCAACTGTCTTCATCTTTGATTTCACCTTCATACACCTCTATTCGAACCTTACCGAGGGACGTCCGGAAGAAGATTGAATCCGACTGGTTACCATACTCAATAACACCAAGATGGGAACGATACCCATCATCCGGATCTTCGAGGACCTTGAAGATAATATCATCAAGCTTAAACTCATGTGCCGCATCATCAGCACCGAAGTACTCCAGCTCCATGCCCTCGAGGGCTGCAAAGTGTGTAAATACTTGCTTCCAGTATGGGCGATGGCGCTCATTCTCGTCCCAATCCTCATTGGTGCTATGTGAGAAAAAGTCTTTCACTAAACAACCCCGGGGTAAGAAGACTCAGGAAAATCAGGAGCCAAAATAAACAATTGAATACATGGGGCATCCAGATCTTCAGTAGCCTCTTCTTCGAAATAAGACCAACCGGCGAACTCTTCAGTACCAGCCTCCGAATCGGAGAAATATGTACCACCCCCACCTTCGTAGACAACATTACGATCACCAAGATCCGAAACCCCAATACGACGAGGCGCAGCACCAAAGGCACCAAAAGCTACATCAACAGATGCAAAAGGTACCAAAACTGTACCCCCGCCATATCCATCGGGGACATATCGAAAATCTTTAAGATCCATTTTACTCTCCTGGGGTAACACCCTCGTTAATCAAAACCTCACCATGACCACCGCCTGGTGTGCCATACGTGTACACAGTACCACGATTCCGAATCGTTCGCTGTGGAATGAAAACCGTTCCGGCGGGAAAAATACAAATGCCAGAGTTCCACTTTTCGGTTAGCGTAATCATTGAGGTTGTCTCCTAAGACATGCAAGGCTGGGGTCCATTCCCCATCAACATGTATATTATACCCTAGGAAGAGTGGATTTGCACGCGTGTGCCATAAATATCTACGGTTAGGCGAGTACTCAAGATCCACCCGAGACTTCCATCGGCCCATAATACTTCAGCAATTTGCTCAGAAGGGGTGGATCGAATAGTGAGCCGATCGAGGCCGGCCTTAACAGCTTCTTGATCCGGGAACCCCATAGGCACTGTACCTATACGCCCAGAGGTGTATACATCAAACTTGAGTATCACGCCGGACCCTCGAGGATCATTGGCAACATCATTGATTTTAACCAGATCACCAATTTTCATGGTCTCTCCATTATATCGTGCCACCACTCGCTACACTCTTCCGGAGTGCCGGCAGCGTCACAAACACCAGGCGGAGGAATGGGCGGATAGGAAAATAAAAGAAACCCTGCCCCGAGCCCCAACCCTACCAGCAATATGATCTCAATCCATTGTCTCATCGAATCCTCTCGACTGAAGTGTGAAAACCCTCAATATCCCAAACCAGATCCGCAGCCAACAATGCCTCGTCCATCGATGCATATGTCAGGGCCTTAGGATTATCCCACCCCTCGCAGGTCAGAACCTGGCCCGGGGGCCAACAGCGCTTATAATCCGGATCAATTTCTGAGACAAACTCAGATGTACCTCCGATTCGAATTTTGAATGGACCGAGCTTTCGGTCTTCTTCATAAAAAGTAACTCCTGGATGTAGACTAGCCATAATGTTTCTCCTTGTTAGTCGTTAACGTCAATGGTTCCGGTTTTGTAATCAACCAAAAATCGATACCTGGCGCCATAGTGATCATCACCCCAGTTTTTACGATCGATTACGTATGCTTCATTATCATCCAAAAGATCATCTGCATCTTCAACTGGAAAACTGCGAATACCTCCACAGGCCTGGCCTTGTGCTATGACCATAGCCAAGTCAGTTGTAGTGTGGGTGCTTAGATATGTGTGTAGTCGACCAAAAATAGTGTGACCGTCATAATGGACATAGCATCCCATGATATCGCCGGCCGGCATCTGTAGTCCAATCACTGCATGTGTACTCATTTAATTACCTCCACCCTGGAGTAGGCCAGACGAACTGTCTTTTCTCCATACATTACCAGAGGATCACCTGCCGTAGTACTATAATGACCGAAGTGATCATATCCAATAAGCATGCCGACGAGGCCCTTATACCAAACATCACCAGTTGGATTACAAACAACCAGATCACCGATTTGCATTATTACACTCCACTCGGATTACGTTAAGCCTGGCATTCTCGTCTTCAAGCGATACTGCGTATTCATATAGATTACCACACTTACCCATCAGGTCATCGGTACATTCCTGAATAGCTCTACCCTGATCGGCAATTGTTGACTCAGCATGAGCCCCGCCGATTTGATATCCGATATAGAATACAACAACGTCAATAAAAAACAGCACCGCAATTGCAGCCCACTTGATTCTTTCAACTATCACGTGATCACCTCGAGGCCTGGAATATCTTCACGAATTTCATCCACCCGGCCATCACTTACCAGAACACGATAGAGCATAATCTTCTCCCTATCTGTCTTGGCTAGTCGACTGTCAAGGACCACACCGGTAAAGTGAGATGCGTCGGATGCATCCCCGCGGAGATACCATGACCATTTTACCAGATCACCTGTTTTCATCAAATCACCTCGAGTCGCGCTAGTTCAGCCTTAACAGCTTCACCAGCTTCGTACGTCATAGCCAGGTTCGGGTCGTCATAGCAAATTGCACGAGTTACCCAATACTCCAGGACGTCAGACCATTCTTCTGGTACTTCGTCCATGGGCATAAACTGATCTAGATATGCATGGCCCAGTCCCTGGGGCATATTTGTATGTGAGTTATTCAAATAACAGATATCGATATGTCGATTATTATCATACACTTTGGTAACCAGCACTGGGCCGGAAAACATTACTGCAGTGCCCGAGTAACGACACTTATCAAAAACAATATCACCGACTTTCACTGACAATCTCCAGCTTATTTGACTCTTCGTAGGTGTAACCTTGATCGGGCCACAGGACCAGAACTCGGTCACGCTTTCCCTCTCGGGTGGGCAGGATTGCATTAACGCTGTGTGGGCCGATGCAATCTCCCCGCTTGGAGTTGACGACCTTAAAGGCCTGACTAGCTCCATGATAATCACCATGGACTTCCATGACAATCCCGGGCACAGAGTACCCGTTGATCATCTTAACCAGGTCACCAACTTTAATATAGTTCAACATTATCAGATAACCTCCAGGAGGTCACGCTTAATGTACGTTTCCTCGCCAGTCTCGGTGCAGAGAATCTTGGTCATGCCAGGAGTCGGGTTACCCCAGCCCAGGCGGACTCGGCATCGAGCTCGGAGCACCTGGTAGATGCGGCCTCGGACCAGGGGGATGTAACGCGATTGAGGCGGTAGCTTGGTTTCACCAGCATCGGTCATCCCCTTGCTAGCGTCGCTGTTGTACCAGGCGGCGGTCTCTTCCGGAGTCACCGGCCGGGCCGACTCTACTGTTCCGGCCTCATCGTTGGCGTAGTTCGTAAGTGGATAGCGGCGGCCTCCACCTTGTTGGGTGGTGAAACAAACGTTGTCGTTGAGCTTAACGAGGGTGCCTTTGGCGAGCTTTTTGGTCATTTTTTTCCTTGGTCAAGTTGTTGGGTACCATTCCCCACCAACATATATATTATACCATTTTCCAAGGAAATTTGCACGAAAGTGTCTAAACTAATAGAACCTTTTTTCGAATTATCTACCGAGTCGCTGTAGGCCGTGTTTCGTCATGACATCGAGTTGCGCAGCATGGAAAGTATAGATGCGCCCATCATGGAGTGTATCGACCATGGTGCCTACACCGGTTTCATATAAGGCCACAATCATCATGATAGAGGCATTGACCTGTTGGTCATTAAACATATTAGGGGCTAGTCTTACGAGGCTTCCTGGCTTCATTGTGCCTCCTTCCTATATGTTTATACTATATAATTATGTACCCTGCTTGCACGTGTATGACAGAAATATCGTGTCGTGGGGCATAAGTCTTGGGGCTCCAACGGAGCGACACGTACTTATGTCACATTCGATTGTTTATCTTTCTTAAATTTCTCAACCAAGCCGCCTATGATTTCTTTGGTCTGTTCCGGTCCTGAGGTTTTGAATCGCCGAGATTCGTCAATTACGTTATATAGGCTATAATCGTTCCCACCTGGATCACACCGATCGCCCACGAAATATACATCATTGTATTCCTGTACATGTCTTAGGGAGTACCTCTTATCCCACCCATTAGGAAATACATCAATGCTGGTGTTACCTCCTATGGCATGTTCAATGCCCTCCAACTTAAACTCATTTAAGTTATCCTGAAAAGCTTTTGATATTCGTTCCCTAATCTGAAACTTTGAATCTAAGTCAACAAACGCTTCTCGCTCTTCCGATGATGCATCCCTTCCAATCATACACCAATTTAGCATACTTCCTCTATACGAAATAAAGTTTCCGGAAAGTGGGATGTCGATTCCTTCGAGTAGATTAATCTGTAAATTTGATATCACCCATATGAGCCGCCTATACATCTCGTCCCCTAAGGTAGCTTTCATGTCTGCCGCCTCAATTTTCTCGTAACCCTGGCCCGTGCTGACAAATAGTTGGGTACCATTACAAGGCATAATTCTCAAAATGCCGGCATCGGGGTGCGCATCGAATTGATATAAAAACTCTGAAGCTTGCTCTGATACATATTCGAATGGGCTTCCGGTAACTATCCCAATATCTGCATACGTGTGTAGTGCGCTCAATGATTCAAGCATATCATCCTGCATAGCTTCACGAGCAGGGGTAAGTGTTCCGTCTAAATCAAATAGTACTATATTTTGCATATGCAATTATACCCTGTAGCTACTCAACTTATAAGTATATTTACAATTGACATGAAAAACATCATAGCCATAATGTTAGTTGTCGGTAGTCTATTTATCACACTCGATGCATATGCTCGAGAAGGATTCTGGGCTTCGAATAAGCTTACAATCGGATATGATCAAGCCTACATTGCAACGCAAGTGGATGTATTTCAATTTGAACCAGTCCGAACACGTGTAGAGCTTGGATATATCTTCGAGCCTTATAACAATCTAGATATCGTACCCCGCTATATTCTACAATTGCCTCGAGGGGAGAACCGATTTGAGCATATCTTTGGGCTGACCCTTAAGTTGACATTTCCTTAAGGTGAACTCGATTATACCATGTTCTACAGATTTTTCGTACGATAGCTAATTTAACTTTTATAGCTTCCGGCTGTGGCGTCTTGGTACCATGCGCTTTG